CCCTCTCCAAGCCCAAGTATATGTAACATTGGTGTAAATAGCGGTATAAGTTTATATGGAAGAACTTTTACACTTATCGGAGTTTCAGGTTATTCTAATATAATTGTGACGTTTACAGATCAAACTCATATTATTGTAAATACTACAAATCATACCTATTTTTTTAGTTATATTGCTCAATACAATGTATCTGTATGTATTATTAATAATTATCTTAGGAACATTAGAATACAACTTGCAATAAATCCAGATAATACCGTAACTATTTCATATCTTTGGAATAATACTGGTAGTGTTGATCGACTGGGTGATGTACTTGCTTCATTAACAATTGGACCATCAGAATATACTTTAGGAAATGGTATATGTCCGAGTCCCACACCCCCACCTAGCCCCAGTCCCAGTCCCAGTCCCAGTCCCAGTCCCAGTCCCAGTCCCTCACCTAGCCCCAGTACCCCACCTAGCCCAAGTATATGTAACATTGGTGCAAATAGCGGTATAAGTTTATATGGAAGAACTTTTACAATTATAGGAAATCAAACTTATGATATACCTGTGACGTTTACAGATCAAACTAATATTAATATAAATACAAAAAATTATACATATATTTTTAGTTATGATCCTGAAAACGATGTATCTGTAATTACTATAAATGGAAATACAAGCATTAATATACAACTTAGAATAAATCCAGGTAATACCGTAACTATTTCATTTATTTGGTATAATGGTGAAGGTCGAATGGGTGGTGTACTTGCTTCATTAACAATTGGACCATCAGAATATACTTTTGGAAATAATGGTATATGTCCGAGTCCCAGTCCCCCACCTAGCACAAGTATATGTAACATTGGTGCAAATAGCGGTGTAAGTTTATATGGAAGAACTTTTATACTTGCCGGAGTTGCAGGTTATTCTAATATGCCTGTGACGTTTACAGATCAAACTAATATTATTGTAAATAATACAAATTATACATATGTTTTTAGTTATATTGCCGCAAACGACGTATCTGTAATTACTATAAATGGAAATACAAGCTTTAGAATACAACTTGCAATAAATCCAGATATTACTGTAACTATTTCATATATTTACTATGGTGGTTTGGCAATCGGTGGTGATATACGTGCTTCATTAACAATTGGACCATCACAATATACTTTTGGAAATGGTGTATGTTCCAGTCCCTCTCCAAGCCCAAGTATATGTAACATTGGTGTAAATAGCGGTATAAGTTTATATGGAAGAACTTATTTACTTATCGGAGTTTCAGGTTATTCTAATATAATTGTGACGTTTACAGATGAAACTCATATTATTGTAAATACTACAAATTATACCTATTTTTTTGTTTTTTTTGCTCGAGACAACGTATCTGCGTGTATTATTAATAATCGTGCTATGAACATTAGAATACAACTTGCAATAAATCCAGATAATACCGTAACTATTTCATATCTTTGGAATAATACTGGTAGTGTTGATCGACTGGGTGATGTACGTGCTTCATTAACAATTGGACCATCACAATATACTTTAGGAAATGGTACATGTCAGATTCCCACACCCCCACCAAGTCCCAGTATATGTAACATTGGTGCAAATAGCGGTATAAGTTTATATGGAAGAACTTTTACACTTATCGTAAATGAAAGTTATTATAGTGTATCTGGGGGGACGTTTACAGATGCAAGTAGTATGTCCTTTATAGATGCAAGAACTTTACCTTTTACACCTGTCGGAACTGGAGGTTCTAATACGACGTTTATAGATGGAAGAACTTTACCTTTTACATCTGTCGGAAATGGAGGTTCTAATATGACGTTTATAGATGGAAGAACTTTACCTTTTACACCTGTCGGTTCTAATATACCTGTGACGTTTACAGATGAAACTCATATTAATTTAAATTCAATAGATTATACATATGTTTTTAGTTATGTTGCTGGAAATGACGTATCTGTAATTACTTTAAATGAAAGTACAATCCATAGTATACAACTTGCAATAAATACAGATAATACCGTAAATATTTCATATATTTACTATGGTGGTGTTGGTGGAATGGGTGGTGTATTTGCTTCATTAACAATTGGACCATCAGATTATACTTTAGGAAATGGTATATGTCCCAGTCCCCCTTCTGAAATTGTCAATGTAATTGGTTTTAAACCAGAACCAGAACCAAAGAATTTAACTTTATTAAATAAGGTGTATTACAATCCAGAAAAGAAAATAACAATTATTTTCGGGATCAGTGACAAACGATCAGACGTTACTTTAAATTCTTCTACGGATATAAGAGTAGACTCTAGTCTTAAAACAGTAATTAAGGCACAACAAAATGGGGCTAAAATGACGTATGATTTACCGATACAGTTTGATAAGTCATTTCAAAAATTTACTTTAAATGGTGTATTTTTTAATCTTATTACATAGTAAATGAGTTCAAGAAATGGGTTTGGGAGATGGGTGAATAATGCAAATCGCTCTATTAATCATGCACGAAATGGAAATGTGCCAGCGGCAATTAACTCACGTAACAGAATGGTTAACAATATAAATAAAAACGCAAATGCAGTTTCAGCAGAAGAAGTCAGAACCGCGCTCAATTACATACCTCAAGTCGATGCGAAACTTGCTAGAATCATAAACAATTTATCCAAAGGGTTTACCAAGCAGACAAAGTTTGTTATTTCAAATAGTAACTTAAAAAACTAGATCATTATTATGTAAACAATGTACGCAATCTCAGGGTTCGCTCCACTCGTATTTATATTATCATTTCTTGTTAATCGGTGGAAACGGAACGAGCGTCTTCTTACTCTTCATGATCTCAATATTGAGTGTGGAGTTCATAATTTCGATTTGAATGGTGTAAAGAATACAAATTTGGTTATTGATCAAACTACCTTTTTTAAGGATGAAAATACAATTTTATTCAGGGGGTGTGGACCGAACATCAATAGCCGTCTGAATAATATTCTAGCTAGTCATCGTGGTTGGTTTGATGTGTACTTCAAGATTGAAAAGGGAAAGTACATTAAATATGCACGTGGAAAACGTGTTGGCAATTACGAGGCTGTTATTCGTGAAGATGGAAGAATTTCATATAGGTTTCCTGTAAAAATTACAACCGATCTACGGACTCCCAAGTTTTTTCTTCGGCTTTGAAAGCCTTTTGAATAATGTGTGCGTAATATTTTACATTATCGATTTTTTTACAACAAAATAAGTCAAAGTACAACTTGTCATCTTCTGGGTACGTGTGAATAGAGAAGTGTGATTCTGCAAGAAGAATCACACCAGTGACACCATGTGGTTCGAATTGATGAAAGCATCTTTTTACTTCTGTAAGTTTTAGAACCTCGACGACCCATTCCATCTTTGGAACTACATCCTTTACAAGGCTTATTCCATCTAGTCCCCCCTGTAGACTTCCAAAGATATGAGTCATTATTATTTATTTGTAATATCTTTTTAAGTAGTGAATATGGATTTCTAACTATTGATACGTCCAGTTTTAGGAACATCAGCTTGGTAAGTATTACTTAGTATATTTCCTTCTAAATTTGACATTACAATTCTAACACTCGTTATTGAAGACAAGTTATACGATATATAGTTACTCGTCCAATGTCCCGGAATAAAGTTCGCAGAATAATATGCCTTTTTATCAAGACTGCTAAAAGGTAATATTGTCTGAAGTACTTCTACATATTCGGAAGTTTCACTATCAAAAATACTTAAAGAAAGTCTTACGTCTGCATTTGGTGATATTCCAGTTGAACTGTCCCATCGTATACCAATTGTATTTCTGTACCGGGTTTGGAAACTAAAGTTCATATCATTATTATAGATATACAAATTTGGGTTACCTGGTGTATATGTTTTAATACTTTCAGAGTATCCATATATAAAACTATTTGCGATTACTTTAATTTCCGTTGGAACAAGATCAAGATTTCCAAAAAAATAATTAGATTGGGAACATCTAACTTTATGAATCAATACATTGTCTTTATATATTTGTACTATGTCATTATCATCAAAATTTGTATATGACCAGAATACTCTGATTGAATCTATAGTTATTTCTGCGTTATAATCAAGGTCGATTATTCCTCTAGCTGGAAGAGTGTAATATATTGAAAAATATGTATTGTATTTTGAAGGTACTACTAATGATACAAGTGTTGAAAGCGTTGTTATAGTATATGTATAAGAATTGCATAAAAATGAATCACACAGTGTCCAATTAGGTCCAATTTTTTCATAAAATTCTAAAGTATCTGTTGGAGAAATGTTAAAAAACCTAACAGATATATTATATGAGTTGGTTATTTCTGGACTAATTAATATTGAGTCTAGAGTTATATTTCCGTACGTACCAGATATAGAATAAGTAATTGAGTGATCATTATTATAATCAAGGTATACTGCGTCTCCATATGCATTGAATGCCACCTGAGTGTACCCTGAAGGAAATGAACTAATTGAATTTGCTCCACATGTAGTCTCGGTTAAAATAGACCAAGACGTTCCATTGTATACCCATATTCTCAATAAAGTCTCTGATGCGAAATTAACTGTTGTCCACGAAAGTGTGCCGTCAATAATACTATAAAAATTTACAACACCTGAACCTGTTGGAGTGATTTTAAAAATATTTATACTCTTAGAATCGTTGAATTCGGTAGGAACTACCAATGCAACTTTATTTACATTCTTTAATAAGCCTGTTACTTTACAAGTTTTAGTATTAATATTTTTAGTGTCACCTAGAGCCCATTCACTCAAGGCGTATACACTAGCAGAAGGTGAAAGTAAGGACTTACTAGCTTTTACAAATACAACATCAGTATCTATAGTAAAATATTTTAGAGTATTTGATAGCGTACCGGAAAAAATTACGGTATATGGTTGATTGATATTAACATATCCGACTCTATCATTATTAATGTCTAACAATGCAGTCCTCCAAAAATTACTAGTAAAAATTATTTCTGTACCTTCAACCAAAGATGTTGAAATATTAGCTTGTATAGTAAGGAGTGTTCCACCACCAGAAACAAACTGTATAGAATATATATCATTAAAAACTATAGGCACGTCGAAACTACTGTACCATATTTGTAAGTCTGATGTTGTAGACAAGTTTGTATACGTCCAATCTACTGAAAATGTACCTTTTCCATCTACACTGTTTTTCAGATTTGTTGCATTTACACCAACCTGATTAGTAAGTTGGATAGTAGAATAAACAGAGTTACTGGTATTGTAAGTTATTGCTGAATCAAAAACTTGAAGTGAAATATCAAATAGTTGACCTACAAGTCCATCTATAATCAGTACATTGACCCCAAGATGTATTGGAGTACCAACAACGCCAATTGTCCATTCATCAACATACACATTTTTATACAAAAGATCTATGGTTGCATTATTACTAAACCCAGAATATGTCCAAAAAACAGTTACACTCGATGAATAGACTTGTAAACTTGTAATACTAGCGCTGTACCCTTCAAAAGTTATTGTAGTCATTATAAATTACACAGATAAAATAATAAGTACTATATTACACAATGGTCGAGCAAGCAGCAATTGATATACTACAACCCGTCCTTGAAAGTGCTGTAATACTTGCGGCACACTACTGTAGAGCCTGCAACAGAACTACAGTTACTGCAACCGATATGAACTATGCTTTGAAGTACTCTGCTAGACACGTAACTGGAACCAAGATTGGAACAATGTTTCCAGAAGACGATACTGACAGTGAAGATGATGATGTGATTGATACGTGTGATGAAGAAGATGAACCATTCACACGATATCAGGGTGATGACAAAACATTCATTGAAATTAATGAATGTTTTGACACCTGGAATCAGTGGGACCCATATTCACCAGCTGAGATCTTACTAAAAAAAGCAATAGATAGTAATGGAGGGGTATTCGGTAACTGAGTATTATATCATTGAGGAAGATGAAGAGGAAGATGATCACAATGTGAAGGGACACACGACGAAGGAGTACAAACAGCTGGAGGAGGAGGATTTCATTTGAGTTTTTTTTTGAGTTTCGATAAAATTTTTGGAACTATCTTTTCTATAAGTGAAAGTTGATTCAGTGAGTCCAAGTCATATGAATCGAAATTAAGAGTGTTTAGTTTGGTTGCATTTATATATTTTACTATAAGGAATATACAGTCCCTATGGATTTTAAGTCTTATGAGCCTGTTTTCCCGCATGCAAACGTTGGAATATTTAGTCCACAGACTTCCAGGTCGTATATTCACATTCTTTGGAGTTGGACCCTGAATGTGACTAGCTGGTATAAGGCACGCACATAGATTGAAATAGTTTACCATATTCCATGAAGTATCAGAGTATATTACACCGTCTATAATATCAGCATCTGAAAACGATTCTGTTATTTTAGAAATTGAATTAAAATCGTCTACAAAATCTATAAAGTTTTCTTGCATGAGACCGAAAGTGCTACCATGCTCGTTTGTCATCCTGTCTAAAAATACAGAAGGGGGCTTTTGTCGAGTCAACAGAGTATGAACGTACTCTTTAGGTGAGAGGTACTCATCACGTTTACTGTTAAATGAGAGACTATCTGTTTTTATACTTGTCAAAGTCTCTGCATTTTTGATTCTCTTTTTTACATCAGAAACACTCAGATTGTTTAGACTGTCAGTAAAGTCACTCAGAGTAGCTTCTAAAGTATGCTCGTAGTATGATGTGATTTTATATTGGCACGAAAGACTCTCAATTCTCTTTGATGAAATGATGTATAGACCGTTTTTGAGAGGTTTTATCTCCTTCATACCTGTTAAACTGTCAACCATCTCGTAGTCGTCTATTACTACACTTAATTTAGAGTACCTCATACGATCCATAAAATCTATAGTCTTTTCCTTCGACTTTAGGGTTTCATGCTCGAGTTTCACGTGCTTTACATTCTTGTCAAAAAATGTTGTTTTTCCCGTGCACGGATCGCCATAAAAATTAATTATACCATTAGTAGGAAGAATCATGGTTGATGATGATACTTCTATTACTAAGCAAATCTTAAATCTTATAATGGAAACGAACGAGCTTAAGCTCTTTATCGGAACTTGGACTGGTCTCCTTATTCTTATATTTTTAGTAAATGTATACATAGCATTCAAGGTATCTTAATCAGAGCGATATCAAAAACTTCCCATTGTGGAAGAGGATATGGTGTAAGTGCTGTTATCCTCCATAAATATGGATTTATTACAAATGTATAATTATCAAAATTTAAACGGTTATCCGCATCAAGTGTTTTCTCGTTAACTAGATTAAAAGAGAATAGACCATCATCTGAGTATGCATCGACCCAATAAAATGTATATGGCACTGAGTCGCGTATGTACACGTTACTCACCTTGCTGGCCTCCTTAAACTGAATCCACTCATAATACCCGGTGTCTGCAACCCACGAAGGGGGGGAATTGAAGTTTTTGAAGCACCTCAGTATATCAGTGTTATTCGAACTTGCAGTAATATAGTAACTTGCAGCATCAAAAATTGCGTACTCTGGATATCTTATATCAGGAAGTGGTACTTCAAACACAGAAGGACTATAAAATTTTTGACTTGGTATAAAATTTCCTAGACTCTTAAAATTTATATTAGGGACTCTGCTCTTCAGATCACCGTTCATGTCCGCTGTGAAAAGACCAGAATTAATTATACTATTAAAAGTCGGATTAGGAGCCCACTGGTTTTCAATCAAACCAGAACCAGTAACCCAAAAATATAACAAGTGTGATATAGGATCCTCTACAATTCCATTGATATCAACATTGGATGGTAAAAATATTAACGTTTCCTGATAGTTTCCAGAGTACCCGTCAGTGTATTCAGGGTACCAATTGATATTAAATTGGGTACTATTGAATGTCTGAGATCCCATGTTATAGCTGTACACGAAGTTGACTGTAAAAATATAAAAATTTTTAAAAGAATCAAAAAGCCATTGCGTATAGGGGCTCACGGTACCAGTTCCATTATTAGGTAAAACTGTATAATTGCAAAATGGTGAATTAAATGTAATATATGGAGAATCAAATGAAACTTTGTTTACACCGTCGAAATAAAATGTATTGATTGTTACTTCGCCTGTTGATATTCTAACTACATTTGTGTCATTTGTAGACTCATTATAGTTTTTAATCTGTATGTAGTCATAAGAATTGCAATATTTTATGAGAGTTGCAGTTATGCTTTCTACAGTTGTTACTGTATCATCACTCAAGTTAAATTGTATTAATGTGTCATTATCCGCTACTGTACAATACACCTTGTAGTCTGAATAGTACAGTATCGCACCTGGTGGCTGAGAAATAGTATCGCTTACTACTCTCGTATATTCGTTTCGTTTTAAAACACTTATTATTCCGTAAGAATCCACAGTATTATTCCAAGATACAACAATATTTGCGTCTGAATCTAGCACTGCATCGTAAACATTTAAAACATTTACAAGAATATTGTCAAATAAACCGAGACGTTGATGGTATATATGACCAATCGTTGTTATAACTATTGTATCTTGAGTTTGTGGATCTATGAGAACTCTGAATACTGTAAAGGGTAAATTTGAGATGAAAAGTGGTTTTATAGATGAATGATACGCGGACACATTTACATTTGAGTACCCAGGTGAACTTATAACACCTTGGAGTCGAGTGCTAGTATCAGATATGGTATAATTTAGAGGAAATGTATTTGAAATTGGTACACCAGTTGGATTTGAAATGTTTAGTTTTGAAAATGAGTTTAGCATTTCAGAGTTTAAATTTATTGGCAAGTCGGGAATAGTAATAGTATTTTGTGTAGATGACACTGTGTATTCGTATGTTTCAAACATTGGTGCACAATGTGTCTTATAATTGGATGCAATATTGTGACTCTGCGCCCATATAGTTACTTTAACAGGGTCTACTATCGGGTACAATTCAAATGTAAACAATTGAATATCGAGTCTAGAAAAATTCATCTGCCCACTTGGATTTTTCAAATCTTGAGGATTTACACAAAAGGTGTAAAGATAAATTGGCTCAGATGGAATTCCGTTGTATCTTTTTGTAGGTTCAATATATCGTAAATATTTTCCGCTCATATTGAATCTTTCAAAATTTCCACCCGACAAGAATTTTACAGAAGAAAGTGTATCTATGAACGTACCTGTGTTTAAATTCTCGATGGTGAAATACAGTTGGTACACGGGGCCAGTGAATGCAGTATTTACTGTAATATTATTGCATCCTGCGTTACCAACCACAGATATATCCTGAACCTGTCTAACTTTCTGATTAAATTTGGAATTCGGTTTGTCCTCTATCAATGTGTAATAAACCAAAAAGTACCCATCTATTATAAAATCGTCGGTGCTTCTGAATGAAATTCTCAAGTCTGGTTCATCCACCATTATGAAACCATTCTTTACAATATGGAACGGTATATCGATTGTAGAAATGTCACCGTTTACGAGTGTATTCGATGTTTCATATTTTTCAAGTGGGGTACATATCAAACGGTCAATGTACATGAAATCTCCCTTTAAACTCTCTATGACTTTTGATTTCACTATAAAATCAACCTTTTCTATTATTCTCTCACTGATAGTGTTGTTCAAATTTGCTACTAATTTTAAACCTGTAATCATGTCACCAAGTTTCGGTAAATGTATTGTGTAATCACCAGAATTTATGTACATGTTTTTAGGGAAATCTATTCTAATTGGCTGTGTAGTTTTTCTTCTGAGACCTTTGTAACTAACGGTAGTGACTTTTGAAGTTGTTGGGTCAATCTTGAATGGAGGTGAGCTTGAAGGTGACGGTATTCTTAAAGAGGGCCCAAATTGATTTATGAAAGCCCCTGGTGAATTTCGACGTATAAACGGTGAAGTAATTGCAACTGGAGATACTCTTGTGTCAACGATTTCAAGGGTCTCACCACCATCTCTTTCAATTCCATTCATTAATTATCATTATGAAAATAATAATCCAGCAATATCCCCAGAAACTTTGAGAAAATTTAAAGTTTCATAGTATACATTTGAATTTGGTGCATCTACTTTAATGTCTCTTATTCTGCTCAAGTTTACAGGGCCGTTGAAAACCACGCTATTTCCTACAGTGGGAACATTTGTAAATGACTCTAATGCGGAAACGTTTGAATAATCAGAATTGAACATATTCTCACCGTTAAATTTAAGACTTGTAAAAGTATTCGACGTGTAAATTTTTGTACATGGCCCCTTGGGGAAATTTTCAGTAACCTGTCTGACACACAAAGTATAATCAGAATTTTTTATTGTTTTAAATTTAGTATAAGAAACTATAAGTGATAACTGAATACCCGGAATTGTGTTGTATTCTAGTCTTATTTGTACATCCTGATTTTGTATAGCGTGAATTGGAATCTTTGACAACAGACCCATGTCTATGAAATATACTCTATATGTAGGAACGACATCTTCACCATTGCCCTCTAACAAATCCAATACTGGCCTGTTATTATACGTTGTTTCAATGTCATGTTTAAACTTCATAAATTCTGCTGGTATAGTTTGTATATATTGATTACCTATATACAAACTTGCAGAAACTAGTATAGAATTCCAAGGGGGGTACTTGAATTGACCCGTAATAACTTGGTCAAAACCTTGAATAAACCCAGACTGTCTAAGGGTCATAGCTGACCTACTTACATTTGTGTAATAAACACCACTTGGAAGCTGTCTGAGATCCTTGTAATTGTACCCGAAATAATTTGCAACCTCTATATTGTCAAATACAATATAAATATTGCTATATGGCAGCCCAAATTGAATATAGTTATTCACTACTTTAGGAATTGACATAATGTCACCATCCGTGTAGTACCCACCTAAGCCATTTCCAAGAATACCATTTGAAAGGTCGCCAAAAATAGACTTGTTTTCTATAATTAATAATGTACTCATATTAAATACATTTGAAACTGTATTTGCAAGTGTATTACTATTGTATATAAAAGAATAATCAGGTCCAAGTATCATTGCTCCAAATGTCGTTAATATTAATGTTGAATCGACCATTCCGAAGATATCCTTTATAATACCAGCTGGTAATGGGGTAAATGATTCCTGTAGGATAATATTTCCTTGAAAAAAACTATTTGTAGGAGTTCCATAATACAAAGGTGTATTACTGTACCAAGGATACGTACCTAATGCAATTGTACCTGAAAGCCACAAGTAATTTTCTTGTAAATCTAGTATACATGCGTATTTTTTACCTGTTACTATTTTTATCTTTGATATATTAGTGTAAAAATTGTAAATATTATATACTATAGATGTTCCTTGTCCATCAATATTACCAAAATTTAAAGTATCTAAAACACTTGGATTATCGCCTGTAATTGTTCTAGTGAAATATGTTCCAAATCCATTTGAAAACCTATCAAATTCAGGCTCATAAGTTAGTGTTGTAGTTTCATCGTACATAAAACTTAAAGTTCCACTAATTGTTTCAATTAATGTAATATCATTATTCAGGGTTACATGTGTATCGTCAAATATATTAATAAAATCGTATTGATTACCTACTATCGAAGTTCCAGTGTAATCTATGTTACCAAAACTTAATATGTCTAAAACACTTGGATTGGTCGGACCAGTTGTTGTCCTTGTGTAAGACACGTTATTAGTCACATTTGAAAAAACGTCTGTAGTTGGGTTATAGACTAATATAAACCCATTATTATCTATAATAGTCAATGGACCAGACTGATTAAAAAAACCACCATTTAATGAAACAAGAGTGAAATTTAAAACGTCTAAACCAGAAAGTGGGGTCATAATCGGTGTTACGCTATATTCATTACCTACAATAGAAGCTCCATTTCCGTCAACATTACCAAAATTTATAAAACTCATATCAACAGTATTAGAACCTGTAAATGTTCTTGAAAAAACAGTACGAATTCTCGGGTTGAACATTTCAAAATAATCTCCATTGAGGTGGTATGTGACTGTAATAGTATTTACAATGAATTCTAAGGTACCTGTTTCCAATGTATAATTAGTTCCATTTATGGAGGCTGTTACATTATCAACTATAATGATTTTATATGCCCTATCTGGTGGGTACCCATTCATGTATACCTGAAAATTACACTGGGTAAAGCCGTGTACACTGCTTGACATGTTACCAACTCCGAGTTGACCCACATCATTATTTCCACTCGCCCATACATTACTTGCAGTTGTCAAAAATGTAAAATCAGGCCCACAAGTTATACTGTAAATAGGAAACGTAACTTCATTCATATTCTGGAAAGTTGATGAAGACACAAAAATTCCACCAAGCTCACCACTTATATTCATACCGGTACATGATACATTGTTATCAACTGAAAGTATCCACGTTGAATAATCATTACAAGCTATATTTGAAATTAAAGGACTTGAAAGAGCCTGAATGAACGTTGTAGTACTTACGGTTGTACCTGTACCCAATTGTCCCTTTGAATTGTCACCAGAGACCCACATGGTTCCAGAAGCATCTAGTATAACACTGTGACTTTTACCACATGCTATATTTACTATAGGTACAGTAATCTGAATATATATAGGAATCATTGAGTATACATTTGATGTATTACCAGTTCCAAGTTGCCCGAATGTATTGTTACCGGCGACACTAAACACATTTGACTGATTGTGTATAACAGAAAAGTCTGGTCCTGAACCGACTTTTGATATAGTAATGTTTGAAAAGTAATTGACTTGATTTATGTCAAAATCTGAAGGAGCTATTCTAGCAACACTGTTGACTTGTCTATTCGTATTGTAAATATTCATGTACCCCTGTGGAGGATCATTAAAGATCCAATAATTGTCATTCGTGTTTACCAGTCCAGGTAGAGACATTTTCAGTGTAATGTCGTCTATGTAGTCACCACGACTAGGAATAGTCGCTATACGATTATCAGACGTATCAAACGGTATCGCGTATGTTTGAGTTATATTTGGGTCGTCATATGTAGTGTTTTTTGTAAACAGAGTGACTTGCGGGTCTGCTGTTAGAAATGCATCCTGCATACCTGTCACAGCTCCATAAACACTGTTCATCTGTCTTAATTCTAAATGAGTTTTTATTTCATTAATAAAAACTCGCATAGAGTCAAGATGAATATTCAATTGAAACGCTTCGACCCTCGATCCATAGGTACTGACAAGGTGTGTGTTGTTATTGGAAAACGTGGTACAGGAAAATCAACTCTTGTGACCGACTTGTTGTACCACAAAAGAGACATTCCGATTGGCGTAGTAATGTCAGCAACAGAAGAAGGCAATCATTATTACAAACAATTCATACCAGATCTCTTTATTTACGGGGACTATAGCAAGGATACTATAGAAAAGGTTATTTCAAGGCAGAAAAAATTAAGTGCCCAAGGTACTATTAAACCCGCCTTCATATTACTTGATGATTGCATGTACAATAAAGCGTTTATGAAAGATTCATGCATACGACAATGCTTTATGAATGGTCGTCACTGGAAAATATTCTTTCTTTTGACAATGCAGTACTGCATGGATCTCAGTCCGGACCTTCGTGCAAATGTAGATTATGTATTCGTCCTCCGTGAAAATGTAATTCAAAACAGAGAACGTCTCTACAAAGCATTCTTTGGAGTGTTTCCTTCATTTGACCTCTTTAACAAAGTTATGACAGCGTGCACAGCAGATTATGAGTGCCTCGTCCTAGACAATACGAGCAAGTCAAACAAGCTTGAAGACTGTGTATTTTATTACAAGGCTCCAATCAGAAAGGGGTTCAGAATCGGGTCAGAGAGCATGTGGAAGTATCACCAAAACAATTATAGACCGAATGCAACTGTAAATCCACGCCTCGACAAAAAATCGAGTGTTGTGAACATCATAAAGAAATAAACATTTCAGAATTCAAACAAAATGTCTGACCCGATTCAGAACGACCCAATCATGGATATTCTCAAAAACAACTGGTGGTGCCCTCGTGGCGTCGAGGGATGCGGTTGCGTAGGTTATACATGGAAGTGTCTTTACAAGAATCCGTGTGTGATTATTGAAGGATACACTACTCAACCATGCACCTGCACGGGCTTTAAGTTTAAGTGTAATCGTGGTAGTGGTGGGTGCCTCCTCGCCGGAACTCCAGTCGTTGTTTACGGAACTGACACTGAAGCCAGTTTTGTGAATATTGAAGATGTCAAACCTGGTATGAGGGTACACGGAGGCGGGGTCGTAAAGAAGGTTGTTATTTACGACCTCGGTATTCAGACGGATTATGTCCAAGTGAGGAATATTCATGTAACCCCGTGGCACCCGTACAAGACATCGGGTGGATCATGGATGTTTCCTGATGACTTGAATAATAGGCCTTACACCTCTTCAAGTGATCCGATGGTCGATCTTATTCTTGATGAGCACTCCAATTCTTTTGGAGTGTTTGATCACATAAATTCAGAGATTATTGAGTTTGCTTCAATGGGCCACGGACACATTGAGCCTTACCACCCATACTGGGGAACTGGTGAGGTTCTGAAGGACCTCCAAAAGCACCCAGATTGGGAGTCTGGTGTCTTGACCATTAGGCAGGTCCACTTCCAGAGGCACCCTCAGACTGGGGAGGTGACTCAGCAGACCTTCGATCAATCTCTTCCTTGACACGAATATCAGCAAGCTTTACAAGCTCCGGCATTGACATGTCCGGAAACTCCTTCTTGAGGTCCTCAACGAGATCAGCTGGGTGTGGAATAGGTGGAACGTCGGGTTTAGTATAGTACTTAGAATTCTCATCACCAGGCTCGATATAAGGTGTATCGGAATCTGGGAGAGGCTTAGCCATCATATCCTTCTTTCGCTTTTCGAACAATGCAGCTGCATGTCGTTGATTATCACGGTACTTTGTCATGATTTCATTGAGTTTATCGTCTACATAATTAACGTTGTCAATCTCTTCATTCTTTGGTGGTATCAAGAGCCACTTGTACATGTCTACAACATAAATGTCGAAAGTGGCGTCATCCCTCTGAAGACGTTTCGCGTGGTTCTCAGCCTCATCCTTTGTAGAAAAAGCACCTCGAATCTTAATACCAAACTGGTCACACTTTTGGGGACACTCAGGTCCTACCACCGATATACACGCAAACAACTGTCCCGGAACTGTAATATAGTCAGTTGTGAGCAAGTCTCCCATTTGAAAATTAATAGTCTATCTTCTTTAATTAAAATAAAAATACGTTGTACTATAAATGGCAACTGCAGTGAAGACGGCTTACAATAGTAGATTCTCACTCCACACTTCGAATGTTAACATTTATACTATAAAAGCTTCAAAGCCCGCGGCTCTATCATTTTCCAAACGAGATGATGCAATCTTATTTGGAAAATTACTGGAAGGAAAATTCAACGTTGATAAACAGTGGCCTATGTTTGAAATGTCAGACATGACGAATTGGTCCATAAAGATTAAAAATGAAGATGAAGAACTCTGTCACATTTTCGTGACAGAGTGGGAGGCTGATAGTTTTCAAAACGTGTGCATAAATCACAATATTGCAAATGTGAATATAGAGAGTGCTAAATTTTCCAAGGATACCCTGAAACTAAAGGGTATATACGTGTCTTGGGACGTAGATCCAACATACTATGTAGACTATTTCAACGTAAAGTATAAAGAATCCTAATAGTTCATTTTAAAACCAGTTATTATTTCATATCTACGAACAGGTCTGATACTTTTTTTATTCTAAAATGTAGGCAGTTTTTTTAAAAACCGCCTGAGTGTACTTCATTGAAAGACCAAACAAAACCTGAACCATTTCAAGAGGTGGAAAATCCTTTCCCATTGGATTATTACGAAGGTGAATTGCCTTTTCTTCTGTAGAAGCATCAATTACACTCTTGAGCCACTGTACATGAACTTTATTAGAAGGATCAAAACTCTGAATCATTTATAAAAATACTATGTGTTCCTTTAATTTCTAAACAGCCGAACCACAACCCCGTTTCTTAGTCTCAGATTTATGATACGTATTCATTAAGAACCAAAATAGAATCAGCAATATAATTATTATAAGTATAGTTGCCATTTACTATCTAACAACATTAATCTTCGTCGTCATAACTCCCATCATCTTCATCGTCGTCACTCCCATCGTCTTCATCATCTTCATCACTCCCATCGTCTTCTTCATCGTCCTCATACACATATGTAGGATCATCTATATCAGAATCGTCACGTCGTCTATCTCTTATATATGATCCTGTTTCGTTTACAAGTTTGAAATGCATCTCAGTTTCGTCATACATATACTCTTCAATAGACTCACTCTGAATAACGTAAATATCTGGTTCATATTCATATATACTCTTACCATTGTAAAGCTTTTCAGTCTTTGATAGATACTGTATATTGAAAGTTCCGTCTGCATTACTGTTTATAATCTTAGCTGGAAGAAGTGAAACAACGCCATTAACATCAGTCAGAACTTTTACAAAGGTCATTTATACACTTGAAATATATTTCCTTAACTATGAAAATTTCCAATTATTATTACAGTCCATACAATTAACATATGTAGTCATAGGCTCATCTGCGCTTCGAGTCTGAAGTTGGTAATACGTCGTCTTCCTCGACTTGCACTTTCCACATCTGAAAATACCCTGATAATCGTCACTGAAAGCTTTCGCCTTTTCAATTTCAATATCCTTCTCCTTGAGCTTTTCAATCATTTTTGCAACAGGACCATCTGGCCACAGCTTTTCTGGAGTTGCAGAAACCAACTCCTTCAAAGTTATGTTTCCAGATTTTAGACGAGAAACCAAGTTGCCCTTTTGAAGAGCAATCACAATTGCGTTGTAACGATGCTTGTATTGACTTCTGAAATTTCTATTCTCCCAACAGGCATTCATCTTGTTCTGCTTCGCAAATTTCACAGTCCAGTTGTAGACAGCAATCTCCAGGTTTTTAGATAGTTTTTCATCACCCACCTTATCTTTCAACAAAGAATGATAAGATTCTCTGAGCTTCGACATTCTTTAATATTTCTTTTTATTAGTGTTATACTGAGCTGTACACATTACTTACTAGTTGGACAGTACCCCATTAACATGTCATCATTTTTACATAAAACTGCTGGGAATGATGATAATACAAAGTTTTCATCATCCCATGTACATGCATCAGGGTTTGTACTACAATTTATTACATTGGAGTCACTTGTAGACGCCTGTAAATCTCTTAACAAACTGTTTGAAAATTCACAATTTTGATTGACGTAAATTTTATCTATTCCACCAAGGTCACCACTACAGTATTTGAAGTTGGGAGTACATGTTCTGGAAGGGCTTGGACTGGGACTTTTTGAGGGACTTGGACTGGGACTTTTTGAGGGACTTGGACTGGGACTTTTTGAGGGACTGGGACTGGGAATGGGTTTAGAACTGGGACTGGGACTGGGACTGGGTCTGGGTTTACATTCATCGAACCAATCTTTAACAATAGGTATATCACATCTGAAAATATATATGATGAGAATAATAAGAACCATAAATAAGAAAACATTCAATATTTCAGAATACATTATATATTAAACTCAGTTTTTAATTGCTCAACATTAGAATAATATTTTCTGAGATCCTTTTCAAATCTACCGTCAGTCATATTATTCTTGTAGAGCCATGCCAAATTTGATTTCGAATATTTGGTATTTTTCTGGTGTAAAGTTGGTTTTCTTGCTACTGGTCTTTTATTTGATGTTGCATCTGAAGGTTTATCATGATAGCTTATAGCCTGCATAACAGTATCTGCAAGATCATCCTTCTTTTTGTGTTTGTTGAAATATTGTATCCATTCTGTGTTGTTTTGCTCTAAGAATTCTCTGCATCTAGTTATTGACATATTTTTGCGTTTCCTATACATTTCTTTACCGGGTCCAACTACATCTGGTATCTTATGTCTAGCATCATAAACCTGTACATCCTTTTCATTGCATATAAAGTACGCAGTTATAAAATGTTCAACTGATTTCATTTTCTTATTCTTATCAGGTTGCTTCTCAATAAGAACTTTATCGGCTGTTAGTACCCACTGTCTGCATTTAAAATGTTCATACAGACTTTGGTAAAGACCTTTGTCACTTTCTGGAGGTACCCCATCTGTTTCCCATTTTAATATTTTACGAGATGTGGTGTCAAACAAGCAAATCCCCAAGTTAATAATGCCTACATCTATACTTAAAAGTATCATATTACTTAATTTTAGCAATGAATCTTTATTGCTGGTGGTGTTGTCACCCATTTGAATGGAAACCATTGCATATGCCTTATAAATTCAAATCTAATACATTTTCAACTACAGGCTATTTTTGCTCATGGGAATGTATGAAAGCATACGCATATGATAAAAATAGACTGGACATTGTTGAATTAATAAGTTTCATGAAAAAACGCACTGATGGTAAATACTCTATAATAACACGAGCACCTAAAAAAGAATGTCTAAAAGTATTCGGGGGGGAACTTACCATAGAAGAATTTAGAAAAAACAAACCTGAAACATCCATACATCTTCCTTTTGAACATTTCCAACTGCCTTTAATTACAAATAGAAATCTTATAGAATTCAATTATAAAAAAGAAGAAGATGGAACAACGGAATTAAAATTAAAACGCGCAAAACCGCTAAGTCGTACTAAAGGTAAACTTGAAACTTTATTAAAACAATGTTCGGATGTTGCAGATACAGAGAAAAAGTCTTAAAACAATTCATATTTGAAAATGGTACTACAGTTTTAGCTTATGATCTTGAAGATGCTAAAAATGAACTGAGAAAAATTGTAAAAAATCAGGATGTAAAACGTTCATGGAATGCATACCTAGACTTGTTATCGACTTATGGTGAAAAGTAATTGAACATAGGTGGAATTACTGGACTTATTCTATTGTTAGGTAGAGTTGGGCTTACAATGGGAAATGTAAATGAAGGACTTCTAGAAGGTGATGGAGAAGGGATTCTAGAGGGACTTGCACTTGGGATTATTGGTGAGGGTGAGGGGATTCTAGAGGGACTTGGGATTATTGGTGAGGGTGAGGGGATTCTAGAGGGACTTGGGATTATTGGTGAGGGTGAGGGGATTCTAGAAGGTGATGGTGAGGGTGATGGTGAGGGGCTTCTAGAAGGTGATGGTGAGGGTGAGGGAGAAGGGCTTCTAGAAGGTGATGGTGAGGGAGAAGGGCTTCTAGAAGGTGATGGTGAGGGGCTTCTAGAAGGTGATGGAGATGGGATTATTGGTGAGGGTGAGGGTGAGGGGCTTCTAGAAGGTGATGGAGATGGGATTATTGGTGAGGGTGAGGGAGAAGGGCTTCTAGAAGGTGAGGGTGAGGGGCTTCTAGAAGGTGAGGGTGATGGTGAGGGGATTCTAGAGGGACTTGGGATTATTGGTGAGGGTGAGGGAGAAGGGCTTCTAGAAGGTGATGGAGATGGGATTATTGGTGAGGGTGAGGGTGAGGGGCTTCTAGAAGGTGAGGGTCTGGGGATTGTAGAAGGTGAGGGTGAGGGGATTGGTAGACTAAAAATCTTATAAATACTTACTTGATCTGTAACTAAACTTGTTCTGGCATCATATGGAATAAAACGTGTGTCATCAGTTGTACTCATAATTTTTATAATACTTCCTCCTTTTTGTTGATTATATGAGTATACAAAAAATATATTATTCCCTGAATCATTAATAGTAAAGTAACTAAAGCGGTCGACTTCTAATAATTTTTCAGAATATCTTATTACACTATTATTTTTATCGAAAACTAAGTACGTTTGAGAATCCTGTCCAGGTTGTACTGTTTTATATAATACTTGTATAATAAGATTTTCATAAATTTTACCATTTACAACTTTTACTTCGCCATTAGGTGATGTGTAAACGCCACGTAGGTTTCTATTTATTTTAAAATCTTTAAATAATATTGTTGTACTACCGGAATCATTCATAACATTGTATGTATCTATTTCATTGTTAAGACCTCCTTTAGAGGAGAACCTAAAACATTTAGAAAATTCCGGTAAGAAGAACATATAATAATCACCTATTTTGAGAATATCAATCGCCATCTATTTTTAATCAAGATTAAAAGATGACATGAATACAAAAACGCTGATAAGCATGTATATTACAGGTACTATTGTATGTTGTCCTGGATATCCAGCTGGCTGATTCTTTCTATTTATAAGTGTGAATAATGCGTTCAAAAATAGTAATAGTGAGCAAAGCATAGTCATATATTTTAGAGTTTTGGTACTTGCCATTTTATTATCATCCACTATTATAATAATTTCTTGACATTGAAGATGAAGAAGCGCCTCCGTCGGCTGTAAGTGTAATAAAGAGTAGTGCAAGTCCTGAAGCTATTCCAAAAATGGCTCCTGTCCATACCTGGACACCGTTCACGAATGTCCCAGTCTTCTTTTCTGCTGCTATTGTAAGAGCATTGTTAGTAGATGAGATTATGACATAAATTGCGATCATGCCAACAAAGACAATATATAATTGCGCTGGAGTCATTTATAAATTATGAACATTTAAATTATAAATGGACTCATGTTTGAAGCTCTTCCCACGTAGAGACAAATTATACATAGAATTCATACCTGATGAGTATGTGAAAATTCAGCCAATCAATGTTTCAGATTTCAAGGATAAAATTGTATTGTTCAAGAAGACAATAGCTGATCTGAATACATATTCTAAAAAAACAAATACGAAACAGATAATTATACTGGATTGTGATAAGTGTGTAAATATATACAAACTAAATCTTGTTTTTTTTGCACGTGGAGTGTCAGTCATGGCGAAATTATTTGAAAACGTGGACATGTTAGAAGAGGTGCGTGTCATTCATTCAAGTAGCATTATAAAAACATTATACTCGTCATTTAAACGGTTTATACCTCAAGTGATATCTGATCTTATTTCTATATATTAAAAATTTTAGTATACTAAAAGCAATGGGGTGGGAACGTTTTACGCATCGAGAACACATTCTCAAAAGACCCGATACGTATGTTGGACCTATTGAGAATGTGATGAACAAGATATTTCAAGAAATTATAGTGAATGCTTCAGATGAGTATATGAGAGACAAGAAAGCAAACACCATAGAAGTCTCGGTGTGTCCAGAAACGAAGAAAGTGAGCATCACCAACAACAAATGTATACCCGTCATAAAACAAGACGATTGTTGGCTCATAGAGTTGATTTTTGGACACCTTCTGACGTCATCAAATTTTGACGATGACCAAGCACGATACACCGGTGGCCGAAACGGATACGGTGCAAAACTTACAAACATCTTTTCAAAGGTGTTTACTGTAACATCAGGTGACCCTGAATATGGTTCACTGTATTCACAGACGTGGCGTGACAACATGAGTGTGTGTGAAAAACCAATCATCAAAAAATATAAGAAGAAAACTGGATTTTTTACTGTATCGTTTGAACCGGACATGACGAAAGTTCCAATCTTCTCATTTGATACCCTGCGAGATATCACTGTTGATACTGGTTTGTGGGTCCCAAAGGTAACTTTCAATGGTGAAATTGTTTCTTCATCTTTCAGTGACTTTATGAAGACACAGATTGGGTCTAGCCCATTCGCAAAGATGACGGAGGACGGTTGGGAAATATTTGTAGCCAAGTCTGAAGATGGTTTCAAGCATTTTTCATACGTGAATGGTATCAAGACATACAGAGGTGGAACTCACGTAGACTATGTTGTCTCAGAAATTGCTAAGATTTTAAAATGTAGAACCACCCAACTGAGGCCTCATCTACTGATAGGAATAAAACTTTTGATAGATAAGCCTGTATTTTCATCTCAGACTAAAAATGAACTTGAAAATGTTCTTGGGCCTAATCAATTTACGTGTAAACCCAAGTTTGCAAAGGACGTATCCGCGTGTGGTTTCGATTCAGTCATAGAAGACAAGAAGTTGAAGAAGACTGATGGATCTAAGAAATCTAGGATAAGTGACATTCCTGATTTGGATGATGCAATATGGGCTGGAACATCAAAGTCGGATGCATGCACTCTTTTTTTGACAGAGGGACTCAGTGCCAAGGCTCTGGTTATTTCGGGTCTTACTATAGTCGGTAGAAATGCGTACGGAGTATTCCCACTTAGGGGTAAACCTAAGAATGTCAGAGATGCAGCTATAAAAAATCTCGAAACGAACAAAGAGTTTATGAATCTCAAAAAGATTTTGGGGCTCAAGCAGAATGAGGTTTATGAAAACACAAAAAAACTGAGATACGGTAGAATTATGATAATGACTGATGCGGATCTAGACGGGTCTCACATAAAAGGTCTCATCTTAAACATATTCCATGTTTTTTGGCCCAGTCTACTTCAACTTGGTTTTGTGTGTTCTATGGTTACCCCAGTTATTAAGCGGGGCTCTGAATGGTTCTACACTGAGGAGGCTTTCAAACAAGCACCCCCCAGAAACATTTCTACAAAGTACTACAAGGGACTTGGTACATCGACAGCCGCGGAGGCGAAAGAGTATTTCAGAAACATTGACAAGTTGACTGTGAAGTTTCTCTGGGATGATGATACGAATCAAACTATGAATTTGGCCTTTTCAAAAACGCAGAGTTCCGATAGAAAGACATGGCTATTGGATTATGCTGCTGGGAGTAGTACATTTATAAATTATGGACACATTTCCACAATATCTATTTCAGAGTTTATAAATGTCGACTTGATAAAATTTTCAACTGAGGATATTTTTAGAAGTATTCCTCATCTAGCCGATGGGTTGAAGCCGAGTCAAAGAGGAGTAATTTACGCCGGTAAGCGAAAGGGTAACTTGGAGAGTGATATTAATGTCGGACAGTTTTGTGGGTACATCGGTGAACACACTGACTATCATCATGGTGAAGCTAGTCTCCAAGGAACTGTCATTGGACTGGCTCAAAATTTCGTGGGGTCCGGGAACAATATGAACCTCCTTGTACCGATTGGGCAATTTGGAACGAGTCTTGAGGGCGGTTCGGATCATGCAAGTGTGAGGTACATTAATACAAAGTTTTCACCGTGGACTAAAATCCTGTTTGACTCGAGAGATGATGAAATTTTGGAAAAGGGAAAGCCGGTTCCAAAATTTTACATTCCCATATTACCCATGTGCCTAATAAACGGGGCTGAAGGAATTGGAACTGGCTTTTCATGTAAAATTCCATCTTTCAACCCTGTGGATGTCAAGAATAACATTTTGAGAATTTTAAACAAGGAACAAATGAAAAAAATGAATCCATGGTTTAGGGGGTTCAGTGGCAAGATTACAAAGCTCACAGACACATCTTGGGTCGCAGAGGGTCTTGTGGAAAAAATTGAAGAGTCTACATACAGAATTTCATGTCTTCCACCTGGTGTGTGGACTCAGAAATTCAAGGAGAGTCTTGATGCAGAGAATGTACGTTATGAAAATCATTCGACGGATGAGCATTCGAATTTTATAGTGTACTCTGAATCGGAGCCACCCACGCCGCGTAAAGTGTTTCACACTACAAACATGTGTCTAAACACCCCCACTGGGATTGTCAAGTTTGAGTCTGCCGAGCAGATACTCTTTGAGTTTTCAAGACTCCGACTAAAGTTTTACAAACTTCGCAAAGAGAATCTTATAAAAAATATTTCAAATACACTCGTCACTCTTGAAACTAAAATGAAGTTTATAAGATGTGTAATAGATGGTGAAATTTCTGTAATGGCCAGACCAATTACAGAAATTTCCGAGAATATGAAAACACGATCGTTTCCAATGGATCTTCTCAAGACTCGACTTGATGAGTATACAGAAGATAACATACAAAAACTACACAACGAGATTGAAGAGTCTAGAAGAGTACTTGATGAAATTAAAAATACAAGCGTAGCTGATATGTGGAGAAAAGATCTTCTTGCACTATATTAGGATGATTTTGAAGGTGAAGAAGGATTTCAAAGATGAAAAAAACGTTGAGATAGCGGAAGGAACGTTGGTAAAAACATTATACTCGAATACGTATACTGTACTTTATAATAGAACAGTATTGGAACCAGACTTTGTTCTAAGTAAGCTTCCAAATAATTCAAAAATTGACGTTGTTCTTACACATCCTACATTCCCAAAGCTATCAGGCACCAAGAGTAATGTTAAAGTAGCTAATGACATGACGAAGCATAACTTTTACACATTTGCAGACGGTAATACATATACTTTAAATACAAAAACTCAGTCATATGACACATTTGTGCCAATTTCAAATACTCAAACTATAGATAATGACATATTATTTACAAATCCAACAGATCCAATTTTTGATTGGGAGCCATCTGTTCCCGAATCAAATTTTATAGATGATCAATTGGTTTCGGAACCTGTGAGAACTATGGCTACAGGAGCCGCAATCGGGTTGGCAGCAGTCGGCCCCCAAGAAGAATACCTGTACGCAAAACGCACAGACTGGACACCGAAGATAGTAAAGCACACAAATTTTTCAATTTTTCAAAAGGTTTTACACATTTCAAACCGTCCTTTATTGGGACACTCCATCATGTGCCAAATAAACCCAGGTGAGTGTGGGGATCTTATCGGGCCGATGTTCCTACAATGTAAGCTCCCAAACAATATAAATCTCATAGATCGCGTAGGAGTTGCTCTCGTAGACAAGTACGAATTATATTTTGATGGAATCCTAATAGACTCTTGCGACGATGATTGGGCCACGATTTACAATGAGATTTTTCTGACTGCAGATGAGAAACAGGCACTGGACCTAACAGTAAATGGCTCAGATTTAATCATCCCAATAAGATTCTTCTTTTGTGAAAAGGACAATTGGCTGCCAATATGCGCATTAAAGAACCAAAAGGTGTACATTAAGATATTCTTCAATCCACAGTACTGGTTCACTGATGAAGTTTCTCAGTTTGATCTGCAGGATGTTTCTTTAATATATGATACAGTGTTCCTTACCCTTGATGAAAAGTTGTACTACATGAATACACCTATAACGAGAAACATAAGTAAATACTATAGAGAAGTACCCAAGAGTTTTACACAGGGGTACGTGAACATGAACATCACTGCGAATTTCAAGACGAATATGATGATATGGTTTGTAAGAAATAAAGCAGAGTACAATGGGGACTACAGAAAAAGATATGATTATGGATACATTTCAAGTCTGGTTAGAACATACTCCAAATATGTAAATTGGAATGGAAAAACAAAGTATTATGAGCGTATTTTCGATGATTTGCAGATATTCATAAACAATTACAACATAGTATCTAGCATATCGGATGACATTTACTACGCGTACCGTCAACCAATAGACCATGGGATATCAGCCCCCGATAAAAACATTTACATGTACTGTTTCGGTTCGAATGTAAACGGTCTCACAGACAACGGGTACATCGATTTCGCAGATTATTATAGTAAGACTACAAACATAGTCATAAACTTTAGACGAGATCTTGTTGCTGAACTTATTCAAGATTATGATTTATACATATACTACAATGGAATAACGACATTGAAAATATCTAAAGGGTACGGGTCTCTTGTGTCAGTGCTGTAAGTATTCCATTTTTGATACACCACTTCATAAAGTTAAGTTGACCGACAGTTGTAGTAATACCTTTAAATTCTATACGGTCTGTTCTACAAAATGGGTCAAATAACTTTTTACTGTACCCATTTAAACATGATTTGTACCCTATACTCACATTTAAAGTGTCACCACTAGGTGTTTTAATATTCAAGTGTTTATTTTTAGTAACGAATGATTCTAAACGCCTCATTGAGACTCGCTGCTTCTTTAAAATTTCTACAAGCTGGTTAAAATTATTTTCATCATCGAAAAAATCCTCTATAGAGCGCATGAGTATGTCGCTCTTACTCATCTTGACTTGCTGCATCTGTCTTCCTTAATTGAAGGCCCATGAAGAATGGATTTGATACTGAACTGCCTGCATCCTCAACCTTCTTTATAACTTTTGGTTTTTGGTTCTCATGTCGTTTACAGTAATTCGTACCATCTTTTGGTTTACACTTGCATTTTGACCCAGTTTTGAGCACACCGTGACACGTGGTATTTTTTGGAACCGTTGTTATTGATATATCAGACATGAGTCTCTCAATTTTTATATGATATGTTTTTGAAATTATCGCCAACATGCTTTCAATTTTTTCATTTACTCGAGCGTTTATCTCAGCCTCTATAGCCTCCTCGATCATAGCAGACAGTACCATATATACTTAATGGCGCTTTTACTTTTTAACAAAAAAGTCTGTAATCTTACGTGCGTGAGTCTTTTCAAATACCGTCTGAGAACACCCATGAGGGTCCAGTAAATCTCTAATTGGAGTCTCAAGTTGATGCTCAAAGTAGTACTGATAGTCAATTGGAATATTATGAGTCTGGACCCACGATGGGTCTTCAGCCTTATCGGACATGATTTTTGAGTCGCCCTTTACAATTACAAATGGCACCCGAGTTCCAACTTGAGGCTCTGAACCCGGGTTCCTCTGCCTCATCTTTTCGACGACAGTCACATGCGGCATCTTCACCTTGTAGTCGTCGCCTCTATAATTCTTTGTTATAATCAATTCTGAAATATCAACAGAACCATTAAGTAGATCATCCTTTGCCTTTCGGGCAATTTTCACAGCTCTGGTGGGGTCACTTGTCTCCATTGTTGAATTTAGAATATCGGTTAGAATACGTCTCGCATATGGACAAGAGTCCCTCCGCACAGTCTGAAGACCCTTTACATCCAATTTATCATCTGCATGCATCTTACCATCCTTTCCCTTTTTCCAGAGTTTAGCTGCGTACCTCTTCTTGGAGTATAAAACATACGGAAAATACACCTTTTCAAGCTCAAGCTTATGTGGACTCTTGAAGAGCGCGGTAATTTGTTTAGATGCAAGTTCGCCAAGTTCCCACGATTCCTCAATCCCGACACCAAACTCAACCATGATTGAATCAGTGTCACCATATCGAACCTTGGCTCCCGGGAAATTCGCCTCGACATAATTCTTGGATGTCTCAATCATGTTACGACCTTCCAAAGTAACACTTGATGCGATTGCAACCTGAGGAAGGATACCGTTTGAGGCCCCCGTAAATCCGTAGACTGAATTCATGGAAATCTTATAGGCGAGCTGTTTAGCGTTGTAAATGTTGTACATTTCATCAACCGCAGTCTCCATCTTGAGCTTTGCCTCCTTTCGGTGCTTCTTCAAACGCTCTAAGATTACCGGGAGTAGACTCTGAACTGGGAGACCATTCATTTTTACTGCAAATGTATAGTTTCCAAAAGTTACATACTCCACATTAGGCAAATTCAAGTACTTGTTTTCAAGTACCAGAGTACTGTAACACAGATTATGAGCGCACATAATCGAAGGGTACAATGAGGCAAAATCCAACCCAGTGATTGGCTTATAGTAAGCGCCAGTCTGAGCTTCTAGAACAGTTGCTCCTTGGTACCGAGTTGGTTCAGCAGTCTTTGGGAGCACTGGTATCATAAACCCCAACTCCCTAGCAACTTGAGCCAGCTGTGAAAAAACTTTGATTTGTTGACCTCGCTCGCTCAGGAAAGAGAGTGGAACCCAGCAAGCCTTTGCCATCTCTATGAGATTGTTGAAAATTGATAATTTTTCGTAGATGGCATGTGGAAGTTCCGTATCCTTGATACAATACGATTCCACCTCCTCAAGATTTTGACCAGATCGGAATCGTTCAAAAATCTCATGCACCGGCATGTCGTTTTTGCAGTCATTTAGAACAATTTTTGACACTGCATTCAGACTGTAACTCTCAAACTTGTGTTCCCTCTTCACCTCATGATACATGTCAAAAACATACCGTCCAACAAACCTCATAATTTTGAGAGTGTTATTTCCTAGAGCGCTCGAGGACAAGTTTTTGTAACTCATCTCTACATTTTTCTCGTAGAGTCGTCCAAGAACGAGGTCGCAACAGTTGCAAAAGCACAAACGATTGTAAATGTACTCCAAATCAAAACCAAAAATATTCCAGCCAGTGATTACATCTGGGTCGAGAGTTCGAATGTACTTTACAAACGCTTCCAGCATATCCTTTTCAGTCTTGAATCCAGTCTTAACACCAAAGCACTTCTTGTCGATGTATTCTCCGTTAACCTTGGTTGTTATTCCGATTTGAAAACAAACATCCGTATCCTTTTTGGAGTTTGGAAACTCACCAGATTCTGAAAAGCACTCTATATCTATGCTGGCTATCTTGAACGGTGCATTTGTATCACAATTGACTGAAATGATATTATCAAAAGTAGTTCTTATATCTAGATCGCATGTGGATTCCGAAGTCGAGTGCTCATACTTCTCAACTCGTATCCATCCAGTCGAGTGAACTCCAGTTCTGTGCATGAACCGCAAAACTGGATCGATATTTCCTTCGTAAACCCGGCCAGTGTACTTTTTTTGACGCATTCTAAACTCTCTAAGAGTATTTGTCTCAATCATTGTAAATGGGTGAATCGCCTCAGCCTGAAAGCCCCAAAGATCCTTTCTCTTCACCACTGGGAGGCCACAGCCAAGATTTCCCTTGACGAAAAAATATGGCTTCCAAGGAACTTCCAAATGAACTGACTTGCCGTCCATGCACCGACCGAAGATGTGTACCAGGAAACAGTCGTCATAGTCTATACCCTCCCAAGATATCACTTGAAACTCCATCTTACATATATAAGGTTTTAATCTCTTATATATGTAACGAAGATGGGAACATGTGAGGTTTGCATAAATGTGAGCAAACTTAATCATTGTAAAAAATGCAATTACGGAACATGTACAAAATGTATCAAGAGATATCTATTGGATCCAGGAAATACTAGAAAGTCGAGATGTATGAATTGTTCAGTTGAGTGGACCAAGAAAGATTTGGTAGAGTATACGAGCATAAGTTTTGTACTAAATGCGTACAGGGATCACAGAAAGAATATACTTTTTGAATATGAAAAATCTCGTATTCCAGATACCATGGAAGAAGCTATAAATTTGAAACAGCGTGCGGATTGTCAAAAGATAATAACTGATTGTGAAAACAAAATTATTATAACTCAAGCTCAATTCGAAGAACCGGCATGCAGCGATGAAGATATACAATTTAACTTGGGTCTATTTGATGAAATCAACCGTTTGACTAAAATAAAATATGTGGAGCGCGTAAAATTGTCTGAGTTGTCTAGATTTTACAGACGTAAACATATTAAAACGTCAACGAACAAGAGATTTTTCAATTGTCCATCTGAAAACTGTCGAGGTTTTATATGTTCTACAAAATCTAGATGTGAAATTTGCGACTGTACAGTCTGTAAAATATGCATGGATATTAAAAAAGACGATGAACATGTGTGTGATCCAAACACGGTTGAGACTATAAGTTTGTTGAAGTCTGATTCTAAAAACTGCCCTGGCTGTATGACACAGATTTTCAGAATTTCAGGGTGCCCTCAGATGTTTTGCACTGTGTGTCACATAGCGTTCGACTGGAACAGTGGTAAAATTGTTGAGCGTGCTGGGACTATTCACAATCCACATTATTTTGAGTATCTTCGTAGACAGAATATAATAGAGGCCCCCGCTGATATTGTTTGCGGAGGAAGACCTACGTACACGCAATTTTTCCACAAATCCACGGAATTACGATTTGACAATAATTTCATGAACTTGTTTCAGCTTCTGCCTCATCTGGAAAATGTGTACTTGCCAAGACTTGCGACCAATGAACCAGATAACAAAGACTTGAGAATTAAATACATTCTGTCACAAATTAATGAGGATGATTTCAGAAGAGAATTGCACAAGAGGGAGAAAAAGTTTGAAAAGGATAATGAACTTCGGGACATTTTGAGGACATTTATACTTGTGTGCAATGATTTACTTCGAAAGGCTTACAATGAAGAAAAGCCATGTATGGTTGAGTTTAAAAATTCACTCAATGAAATGCGTCTATACACGAATACAGCACTCGTAGAAAATGTAGAAAAGATTTTCAATTGTGTAGTACCGATCATACCAGAATCGTGGTCAAGCGCTACTTTTTAGAAATATAACGCAGAAACATTGCAGCTAATACAATAATTAACAAAAGAATTATAAGATCGTTCATATAACCACCACCTTCATTATCATCTGATTTTTTATAATATTTGTCGTTCTCTGTAGATAGGTCTTTAACTACATAATCCTCTTTGCCGTATGGGTCATCACATACCCTGTCCTCGTAGACGCGGGGAGGTTCACCACCTGACAATATATCATATCTACGAGCTTCCTGAGTTTTTAAAAAAATATTAGGGGGCATTGTATACGGTGGAACAAATAGTTCATCCTCTTCCTTTTCAACTACATTGTCAAAAGGTCTGATATATTCTAGATCATCATCTGGTTTGTACCCACCGTTCCATGATATACCAAACGTACCCGTCGCGGTGTATGGATTTATCATATTTCTTATATTATCGTCGCATAACCCCATTTCGGTCATTTATTTATATCCAACATTATATGTTTTGCCTGACATTTTTTTCTTGTGTTCGACCCACATTTCATCAAGGTCAATTTTTAGTATAAACGCCAATTGAAAAAGATAACTGAATACGTCCCCTATCTCATTTTTAACATTATCATTGACTCGAGTGTTTGAAAAAATCCGTTTACGTTGTCGTATTGCAGATGCAAGCTCACCAATCTCCTCTGTAAAGAGGAGCCAAACTGTTTCAATCGGAACTTTATCCCAACCTTTCTGTCGACATATGTCGGTGTTCTCGTGCATAATCGCATTCATGATACTATAGTCAAAGCGCCTCATTTGTTTAATCTAGTCCCGTAGAGACTCGTATTGTATGGAAGATCAGGTGGAACTGGATTCTTCGAAATGTCATTTAAATAATACAAGTCGCTTTTGATTCCATTTATCACCATTCTAACAGCTGCTGAAATCACACTCTGATTCATATTAGAAACCTGAGAATCAACATTGTGTTCAGTGTCTCCTCTGAGATCAGTATAAACCTTTCCCATCATAGTTTCTAGGTCACTGTCGTTTTGGCGACCTATACTGTAACCGCTCATATTGCTCACATTCTTTATTATAGAACTGTGAATGTACTCCTTGTTACCATCTGAAAAAAACTCATCCATAAGTGGACTCGGAGTCTGTGAGAACTTCATTATTATATACAATTTAAAAAAATAAAACGCGTATATTGAAATGAGAGTTACTAAGCGTTCAGGGAAATTGGAGGATTTATCGTTCGACAAGGTTACACGTAGGATAAAAACACTCTGTGTAGGTCTAAAAGTTTCACCTGAGAAAATTACTCAAAAGACGATAAGCCAGATAGTTGACCTTGTTTCTACTACTCAGATTGATGAAATTTCAGCTGATGTTGCTGCCAATATGTACACCGAACATCCAGACTATGAAGTATGTGCAGCGAGAATTTACGTGAGCAATATGCACAAAAAGTGTCCAAAAACTCTTTTAGAGTGCCTTAATATGAATCCTCTCATCGATCCGGATATTATTGAAATAGTCAAGGTGCACTCCAAAAAGTTGGTCGTAAAGAAGGAGAGGGACAATATCTTTGGATACTTTGGTCTGAAGACTATGGAGAAGATATATCTGGGCCCTGGAGAAACTCCTGGCTACATGTTCATGCGTGTGGCACTGGGTATTCACCGTAATGACATTAGTCAAGTACTCAAAACATATGACATGTTATCGACAAAGCAATTCATTCATGCAACCCCTACAATGATAAACTCTGGCCGTAAAAAACCCCAGATGAGTTCATGCTTTTTGACTCAGATTGAGGATGATAGCATTATGGGAATATTCAATACACTTTCAGAATGTGCTCAGATATCTAAGCACGCTGGAGGAATTGGAATTCATATTCAGAATGTGAGGGCAAAGGGATCTGTCATCAGGGGTACAAGTGGAGTCTCAGATGGAATTATACCAATGCTTAGAGTGTTTAATGACACTGCTCGATATGTGAACCAGGGTGGTGCCAGAAAGGGTTCATTCGCAGTATACATCGAGCCTTGGCACGCTGACATTTTTGAGTTTTTGGATATCCGACTGAATCAAGGAGATGAGGAGGCGAGGTGCCGTGATATTTTCACAGCTCTCTGGATCCCAGATCTCTTCATGAAGAGGGTAGAGGAAAACGGAGACTGGGCTTTGATGTGCCCAGATGAATGTCCAGGTCTTGCTGATGTATTTGGAGATGAGTTTGATGCGTTGTACACTCGGTACGTAAGTGAGGGTCGTTACAGAAAAATTATAAAGGCTACTTCAATATGGAATTCAATTCTAAAGTCACAAATTGAAACTGGTACACCCTACATGCTCTACAAGGACACTTGTAACAAACGGTCTAATCAGAAAAATCTGGGTACTCTGAAGGGTTCTAACCTCTGCACTGAAATTTTAGAGTACACGAGTCCAGATGAGATTGCAGTTTGTAATCTTGCGAGCATAAGTCTTCCATCGTGCATTGAAAATGGGGAATTCAACTTTGAAAAACTTCATCAAATTTCAAAACAGCTTGTCATAAACTTGAACAATATAATCGATCGAAATTTTTACCCGGTTACAAAGGGTGAGAACTCCAACAAGAATCATCGACCGATTGGAATTGGGGTCCAGGGTCTTGCTGATGTGTACATCCTAATGGGTCACAATTTTGACTCTGCTGAAGCAATGAAGTTGAATTATAACATTTTCGAAACTATTTATCACGGAGCACTTGAAAAGAGTTGTGAGCTCGCAGCAGAGTATGGGGTGTACTCAAGCTTTCATGGATCACCGGCTTCAGAGGGGCTGCTTCAGTTTGACATGGCTAATAATCCACCTGATAATTCAAGATATGATTGGACTGCTATGAAAACACGTGTGAAGTCTGGTTTGAGAAATTCATTGCTCATTGCCCCAATGCCGACCGCTACAACTTCACAAGTTCTAGGAAATAATGAGTGTTTTGAACCATATACAACGAATATATACCTTAGAAGAACACTGGCCGGTGAGTTTGTAGTTATAAACAAGCATCTAATTACAGCTCTCGGTGATATGTGGACTCAAGAGTTGAAAAACAAGATTATTGTAAATGGTGGGTCTATTCAAAATATAATTGAGATTCCACAGAAGATTAAAAACATGTTCAAGACTTCATGGGAGCTTAGTAAAAAGGTTATAATAGATCAAGCTCGTGATAGAGGACTTTTCATCTGTCAGTCACAAAGTATGAATCTATTCGTTGAAGACCCAACAATTGCCAAGCTTTCGAGTATTCATATGTACACTTGGAACCAAGGATTGAAAACTGGGATGTATTATTTGAGGACTAGACCAAAGGCCAACCCCATACAAGTGACTGTTCCTGTATGCAAGTTTGAGCCCGGGTGTCAGAGTTGTGGGTCTTAAAAGAATGTGCATCTAATAAAAATAATGTTCTGGAATGAGATTGATCTGAATTATGTTACAGTAGTTGATGATTCCATTTATTATAAAGATGAGAGTCTGAGGTTTCAGGTACCAGTCGGTTATACTGCAGATGGTATAACAGAATGGTCACGAGTAAATATTGTAATCGATAATAGTGAATTTTTTGAATGGTTTACAAAACTTGAGAATCATATCGGAAAGGTTGAGCCTTTTGACTCGGTCGCATCTGAGAATACACTAAATGTTAAATTTGTAGAAGGGTTTTCACAGATTTACAATAAAGAAAAGAAGATTGAGAAATCAAATTTATGTGATTGTACTGTACATGTCATAGTTGATATCAGTAAAAAATATGGTCCATTTAAAGAACGTTACGGTCTAGTATGCAAGATATATCAAGTGGTGTTTATAGAAAATGGTTGCGCGTTTACTTAGACATTTGATCATAATACATTCTCGACAAGTCATACAACTGTTTACCTTTTACACCTATATTCATTTTGATCAACCCGTCACTCTTCTTTATCAAGCCAGAGCGCTCCATTTCACTATAAGCCTTTTTAGTGGCCTGAGCCCACTGATTTTTCTTTCCAAGTTTGGACTTTTCCTTTGACACAATTTCACCAGTTTTTTTACACTTTTTCAAGTCTGATTTTTTAAGACCTCCGGAAGTTTCAGACTCGGTGCCATGGAATACCTGCGCTCTTGTCCCGACTGTCATTTATTATAATATTATATTTTAAGTTATGGAAGGAGTTCAGAAGGTGAAAAATCGTGATAAAGGAATTCAAAATGTTATCAATGTAGTAAGCAGGTATTCACGAGCACAAAATGGTAAAGGATCAGTGAAAGCAGATCCGATACAGAATATTGGTAAAGAATCAAACCAGACTGTAAACTATAAGAAACGCATTCAAAATGTTATTAATGTAGTAAGTAGATATAAGAGAGGTGTACAACCACCAGCAATGGGTACACCGGTGGGTCCAACAGTAATGGGACAACCTGCAGGTCCAAATATGAGACCTAGTGCCCCATTGGGTAAAACTGTCGGTCCAAATATGAGACCTAGTGCCCCATTGGGTAAAACTGTCGGTCCAACAATACCATGGGGGTTTAGACGGAATTCGAACTTCAGACCAAGATTCAGGAATAAAAGTCCCAGATTCACGAGTAGTAATAGAGGGAACACAAACTTAAATGTAATACCAAGATTCAGGAAGGAAAATTCCAGTTTCACGAGTAGTAATAGAGGGAACACAAACTTAAATGTAATACCAAGATTCAGGAAGGAAAATTCCAGTTTCACGAGTAGTAATAGAGGGAACGAAAACTCAAATGTATTACCAAGATTCAGGAAGGAAAATTCCAGTTTCACGAGTAGTAATAGAGGGAACGAAAACTCAAATGTATTACCAAACTTTAACAAGGAAAGTAGCAGTGTAACGAACAGCAATATATTACCAAAGTTTAAAAAGGAAAGTTCTAGGGTCACGAACAGAAACATACTACCAAACTTTAAAAAGGAGAGTTCCAATGTGACAAACTTTTCAAATACTTCAAAGAGAAAATACGTTCATCATCATAAAAAGGGAGATGCGGTTTTTCCAGGTGTTAAATTGAAAATGTTGAAGCGTACTCTACAAAAGATGAGAAAGCGTAACATGCGTAAAGCTTTGAAAACTACAAATGTGGATAATGCTCTCAAATTAATTAGACCTAAAAAAAGGGAGAAGCGTGTACACGCTTATAAAGAATACAAGCCTTAAACATCATAAGATAAAGAGGCAAATGAATAATTCAGAAGTTTTCGTCAGAAACATGCTGTCAATAAATGACAAATACGGTTCGCTTTTTTCACCGCCCCCATCATTTGTGAGGATCACTACGATTACAGCACTTTCTAAATTGTGTATAGAAGGGATTGAGACTATTGATATGGATAAACTGAGGTCCATCTTTGCAAACGATCTCAAGATACGCCGCAAAGGTGCTGAAGAAACATTTACTGTGTGGTCCATAAAGGACAATGGGTTTTACAACCAAGTTACTCTTGAGTTTTTTGACAGTTATTCAAAAAAGTCTATAAAAATTTTTCCAAATTGTACCGTACACTTGACTGGTGGGTCAAGTGTCTACAATAATGAGGTTGTTAGGCGTCAGATACTTTGTATTTTCTCAAAGTACTTTGGAAAGACGACGTGTGAGCCATTTAAAATTGTTATGATCAACACAAACTTTTCTGTCAACTCTGTTCTCAATCTTTCAGCAATTATTGAGAATATGAAAAAGAAGGGGTGTATTGTAACGTTTAATCCTGAGACGTATTCTGCAGTAAAGGCTAAATTTTCACCAGGGCCAAACATGAAGCAGGTGACTGCAAGTATTTTTAGTTCAGGTAAGGTGATAATTACAGGTGCAACAAACATGAATGAAATTACATCGTCATACGAGTTTATTTTGGATGCTGTTCAGGCTGACACTAAAACTCGTCTAAAACCTGTTGAGACCCCTGACGTCTTTGACGAGTTTATGGGATATTCTATTTCTACACAGTTGAGAAGTCACCTAGTAAAAAATGTTGATTCTTTATAAATGTCAACGCGGTTTGGAATGGCTGATTCTAGATGTACAAACTATGTGTCCAGTAGACTCTTTAATGAAAATCTGATGGTCAATGATGCTGGAATAAATCCTTTTGGAGAGGCGGAGAATTACAGAAGTTGGTTAATGACCAAAGGTACTCAGGACATTACAAAGGAGTACAATTGTAGCGTTTTCGAATATAAAGAAGATTATGCTTATCCTAAGTAATGGGGAGAAGGATTGTGATTGATGGTAATGTTTGTTCAGGGAAAACAACTCAGTGCAACATCTTGAGAGCTATTGGATACTCTGTACTGTCTGAAAGAATTCAAGATTGGCCTCTAAAACTGTTTTACAGTAACAAACAAAGGTGGGCGTTATTATTACAGTTTTCAATTTTGAAATCATTTCAGAAGGTTTCCAAAATATACGAGAGGTCACCCGAATCATCAAAATGTGTATTTTGGAAGATGCTCTTTGATGACGACATTATAAACGATGATGAGAATGATATTTACTCGTACTACTGGGGCCATCTTGGTTGGAGTCCAGACGTTCATATATACATTGATACTCCACCGGAAATATGTTACTCAAGACTGAAGTTTAGATTTCAGGAAGGAGATGTGGATATCTCTCTGGACTATTTGAAGCAGATTGATAAGTACTACAAGGAGTACATTGCAACAAAAAAGAATGTGTTTGTGATAGACGGAACACAGGATACGGATACTATACACGAAAAAATAAAAAATATAATATTAGATGACATGTCCTGGTACAACCAAGTTAGGAGATGGCTGCAAAATACGTAGAAACTGTAGATGGCACAGTGTATCGTGCCCAATATGCATAGAACATATTACAGATGCATACAAGCTTGACTGTACACATAATTTCCATGAACACTGTATATCATCCTGGTTTTCAGTTTCAGAAGGCTGTCCAATATGTAGGACTGTTAACGAAACTGACAAGTATGTTATCTTCAAGAGGTCAGTTGAAGAATCTGTATCAAATAGATATGCAGATGCTATAAGGACTCTTGAGGATGAAGTTGCCTCTTTAAAGCGTCGAATTCGTCATAATAATAATATATCTAGACACTAATGGCAACATGCACTGGAACAACTTTAACAGGTGAGAAGTGCAAGAATAAGTGTAAAGGTACAACGTGTTTCCTGCACACAAGCACTATGGAATGTAGTATATGTTTACAGCAAATACCATCCTTTGCAGAATTGAAACTTCCGAATTGTGTTCATGTTTTTCATAAAAATTGTATAAATAGATGGAAAAAAGACAACAATACATGCCCTTGCTGTAGAACACTTATCGAAGACACCATGTACAAAGTGGTAGTTTCAATTGAACCAATAGGTGTACGAAATGAAATAGTTTTGAATGACATACGTCGGATTTCTGAATTTTTCGGTATTGACAACTTTAACGATTTTCTCACTGAGATTGAATTTGAAAGCAATAATTATGAAGATATACGTCAAGTTCTAACGGAGATTGGATTTCCAGTCACCACTTTACCGGAGCGAACACAGTAGGCACTACAGAATTTAGAGTAATTGTATCCATATTTTCTATTAGCTTTTCGTGGGTCAACTATCACCTTGTTGGAAGCATCTACAAGAAGTGGACCGGTTGCCCATCCCTGCTTATGACTCCATAGATTTACAGGAAGCCTTATAACCTTACCAGGTCTTAAAAGTGGACCGTTTTGAGGAAAGTTTACATTCTTGTTTGCAATTTTACCTTCATTGCTCTTAGTAGATGTTCTTTGTCTAACTAAAGCCTTTCGTACTATATAAGGCGTGACTTTAAAGAAGCGTGCAATACCTGCAACAGTGTCACCCTTTTTTATTCTATACACTAATGCTTTATTCTGTCGATACCAATGGAAATCGCCAGTATAATTTCCGTATATATTTGTAGGTGCAACGAACGCCATAACTTTGTAGTACCCCTTCTTACACACCTTGCATGGTTTTACAGTATACACCTTGTGTGGATTATCAGAAAGAACTCTCCGTGTAAAATTCTTGCAGGATTTAAAGTCAGAGTTTGCAAATCTAACAGGCGAGCGGTTTCCAGGAACGCTCTTATTGTTCCTGGGTGCATCATCACCAAATGCATAGTCGTAACAGTTGTCCCTTGTTCGCCCAATGTCACCCCAACCAGAATAATTAAATACTGGTTCAGCCCCGGATAAAGGAAGTCTCTTCATTTATTTTATTTGATATTATTAAAATGAAGGGAATTCTTGGATCGAAAAATCCTCAGGACCTCGCTTATAACATTCTAGTGTTTCTTCTGTACCTGTTCATTGTAACTTTTATCCTCAAGTACCTGTGGAACAGCACCCTAACCAAATACATTACTGTCCTCCGACCAATTCAGGGCAAGGGTCTCAGCGCATACGTTGACGTGTTCCTGCTCGCACTCGCCATCTCTCTCTTCAGAATGTAAGTCTATAATTTTTAACATACCGTGTAATTTTACCCCTAAAAGCTACAGGTAAAAACTTGTTCACTATTTTGAATTTACCGGTCCGCCACAGTGAATTGAGAAAACAATGAATATCGTAATATGGATTATATCTATTTGTTATACCATACGACTTTATTGTTCTAGGACCCCTATTTGAAATGCGAGACAGTTCAAAATCAGTAAGACGAATTTTGCATTTTTCATCGACTAATAGATTGCCTATATGCATGTCATTATGTCTAAATAAAGGGAATTTTCTTTGTATTCTATCGACGATACTCATGACTTGATGTATAATATTTTTGATATTTACTTTGTGAAATCTAATGTAATTTTTCAACGATCTACATCTATAAAATTTGGAATACAACTGTTTATTACATAACTTTACTGGTCTAGCTATAATGTCCGGAAAATAACTATACAATTTTTGCTGCAGTCTAAACTCATACACTGGATTCCTAGATTTTTTCATAAACACCCTCATTTATTATTCATCAACAACTTCTTCATCCGGGTCATCCTCCGCGAAAGCACACTCAGGCAAATTATTGTTAGGCATCGCCATAATTTGCTGGAGACGAATAGTCACCCCAAACTTATTGTCAACTACCCAGATTTGATTGACATCAATGATAGTCTTTACGTTTTGCCCCTTCTCAATTTCCATCAGTGGGAATGGCGCGCGCTCAGAATTGTAACACTTCGGTTTGAGACTTCCGTCGCGCTCTGTAAGAACCTTGAGCTTGAGTGTCGGAGGATACTTTCCAGGCTCCTTACCATAACGAATGCAAGACTTGAAAAGTGCAGACTCTGCAACCTCACGTGAGTACACCTTTCCGAGCACCTCATCAGACCGGGCAATCACGTGATCCAAAACTGAGTTCTCGATGCTCTTGAAAAACTTTACCATTTCTGGATCATCCAGGGAAATGTCAACACTGTAGCTAGTCTTTCCAGTCTTTGTGTCAGTGTAGGAACTCAGACCAAATGGAATGCGTGTAATCGGGAGCTCAAAAATAGCACCATGCTTGTCAGCATCGCGCTTCAAATAAATTGTCTTTCCTCCACTCGTATTTTTCTTGACTTCAGAAAATACGAGTGCAGAAGGATCGTAGGTTGCATACTTAATCGCAGTCGTATTCATTTCTTCTTGTTATATATTAGATTTATTTCTTTAACAATTGTAAACATGAGTAATTCAACAGTGATACTTCGATCTGCGTTGAATCGTTATGTAAAATCTGTTAACAATTATAATCGTAACGCAGTTAAAAATGGTATCAACGCTATATTAAATAATAAATCGCGACCGCGAACTATAGGAAATAGATTAAGGAATGCTGGTCAGGGTATCGGAGAATTTTCTAGAGGACTTAGAAATCGTTCGAGCCAACCTGGGTATTTCTTCGGTAATCGTTTGAGGGGTGCATTCAGACGTAACACGCGAGCAAACGCAGGTACACAAGTAAATAATAATTCGCGACAGAGAACTATAGGAAATAGAATCAGGAATGCTGGTCAGAGTATCGGAGAATTTTCTAGAGGACTTAGAAATCGTTCGAGCCAACCTGGTTATTTCTTCGGTAATCGTTTGAGGGGTGCATTCAGACGTAACCCGCGAGCAAATAATAATGCTACAAGAGAAGCATCTAGAACTAATGCAAATGGATCTAGAAGATCTCCTCAGCCATACGGAAATGTAATAAATAGAAACAAGTCTCAAGCTTTATTGCTTGAAAACGCAAGTAGACCGTTAGAATTAACACTTCCCCCACCACCTATAAGTCCCAGTTTTAATCCAAACATGCTTAAAGGAAATCTAATGGCTGGAAGCGCAAACGCAAATAGACAGTTAGAACTTCCCAGAACAGGTGGTGGAGTAAACTCTAATAACCAGGCACCTCCCCCCAAAAATAATAGAGGTCAACCACCATTTAATGTTAACAAAGCAGTTAAAAATTTCAACAATTTTGTAAACAGTTTGAAACAACTAAACGCAAGACAGAAGTATTTGAAAGTACAGTTACGATACCATCCAAATAAAGGGTGGCAATCTCTTAAAATTTCACCAGAAAATTATAGACTATTATATCCAAAGATTCAACCAAAGATATTAAATTTAGAACGAAATTCTAGAACTACTCCAACTAGCAGAAACAGAAACCAAGTAAGACCTAGGCCTCCAAATAAAGGAAACCGAAACAGAGTAATGCCCCCACTTTTAAGACTTGGACCGTCAGGAATGCCTCGCCTAACTCGCTGAATGGGAAGGCCTTGAAACAAAAAATGGAGGACCGTCAGGAAGCCAAGAGTGGATGACGAATTGAAAATCTGCGTAACCTTATAAATAACCTCCACAATTCAAAAGAAGAGCTGGACTTACAAGGTAAATAAAAATCTCAGAGAAGAATAAATGTCTTGTCCCTGTGTGTCCAGCAAAACGAAACTTTTTGCCACTATCCAGGCAGTCATACTTTTCATTGTGTTCTCCAGCCCCATGACCTACAAGATCATGCGTAAGGTTCTTGGACCAGTGATTGCCAATTTCGAGGGTCTGCCACATCCAACCGGAATCCTCATACACGCACTGCTATTTGGGTTAGTAACATATTTCCTAATGACTCTGGGTAGTAAGCGTGGCAAGTCTGCTCAGCCAGCACCAACTAAATCAGTAGACGATGATGGAATCAAGGGTGTGTCCCTTTAAAATATTTCATCAAATCTGATACCGTCACCCTCAGACGGCATGTACTTTGAATACTCACCTACCCTCTTTTCAAAAAAGTTTGTTTTACCGTCTAGTGAAATGTTCTGCATCCAGTCGAACGGGCACTGAATCTCGGGATCCGTGCTACAATCAAGTTGTTTCATAATTCTTTGACCCACAAAATCTATATACGTGGACATCTTTTCACAATCCATACCTATGAGCTTTACAGGCAAAGCATCTGTTATAAACTCCTTTTCAATTTCTATGGATGATTTTACAATCTCAACAATTCGCTCCTTTGAAGGCTTGTCACGCAAGTGTGAAAGCAGAGCAATTGCGAATTCTTGATGTAATCCTTCATCCCTTGAAATGAGTTCATTTGAAAAGCAAAGTCCAGGCATTATCCCTCTGTTCTTCAGCCAAAAAATTGAACAGAAGCTCCCTGAAAAGAATATGCCTTCGACGCACGCAAATGCGACAAGACGCTCAGCAAACGGTATACTCTTGTCGAACCACTTCAGAGCCCAATTTGCCTTTTTCTGTACACACGGAATCGTGTCTAGAGCATTGAATAGACTGTCTCGCTCATTTGAATCTGTTATTAACTTGTCTATCATAAGGGAGTATGTCTCGCTGTGAACCATTTCATTGCAGCACTGATATGCATAGAACGCGCGTGCTTCAGAAATTTGTACCTCATCTACAAAGTTTAGGTTTACATTTTCAAACACAATGCCGTCACTTGACGCGAAAAATGCTAAAACTGTTTTTATAAAGTGTTTCTCATCTTGATTCAGTTTTTCCCAGTCTTTCAAGTCGGAAGAAAGGTCAATCTCCTCAACCGTCCAAAGACTTGCAAATGCGTTTTTGTATAGAGTCCAAAGATCTGGGTACCTAATTGGAAACATTGTGAAACGATTTGTACTTTGAGTGAGAATGGGATCCATTTATTATATTAAACATTAAATTCTTAATATAATAAATGGATAGATTTGCCCTATCATTGAAACTGCATAAGAAAATAGATGTTACATCGGTTGAAAAGTGTGCGCTCTACATAAAATATTCCAATAAAAAGGCGACTATTGTTCAGGGGTACTGCATTACAGAAAATGGTGAAAAAATGAGGTACTACTGGGTCGAAGATGATAAGGGAGAACTATATGACGTATCTTATGCAGTTGCAAAGCTTATAGTTCCGGAAGTTGGAACTCTGAAGTACACTCTAACAAAGGATGAGCCATCTGGAGATGTTCAATTTGATGAGAAGAATGATTCTTTGTATGAGGTTTACAAAGAAAAGCCGAAAGAATTTTGGAAGCGCATATCAACAACTCACAAATAAAGTATTTTCATAAGAATACTCTTGTTTTTTTACATCATAGTATATTTCAGGTATTTCAGTCGAATCTGTGTGTGCTATTATTTTATTGTTCTTACGCTCAACAACATAATTGAACATATCTGTCTTGCCGTCTTTGTATCTGAACATAATTTTAGACTTGCCGATGAATGTTAAATATTTTTCGTAACCATATAGACATTTTTCTTTAAAAGGGTCAATAGGTCGAGTCGAAGCTTTGGTAGATTCTTTATCTCCAGATGATGGTTGAAATGCTAGTACAAACATTAATACAATCATAGCTGTAAATACAAGTACCAATAAAACTGAAATGAGTGCGTCACCACTTGTCAACTCACCCGCCTTGACCTTCATTTATTTATACTATAATATTAAATGTCCGAATATTCACCAGGTGAGATTGAATTATTAAAGGTATGGAAGTCAAAGGTTGCGGGGTGGCGGTGGTTGCATTACAATTCAATGGCACTTTACAAGGGAATAAACTCTAACTTTACGTATTGCAGTATATTACTCTCAACTGTTGCGGGTGCGGGTGGGTTTTCTACAGCTGGTTCTTCAAGTAAGTCAAAACTCGAATTCTATATGGGGTACATAATAGGTGGTATAAATGTTGTAATAGGGTTGTTAAATAGTATTCAACGTTTCGGTAAACCAGCCGAAAAGACCGAATTGCACGCGAGCGCTGCTATGCAGTACGCAATGTTGTACAGACTCTTGGAGACTGAAATAAGTCTTACTGAGAAACATAGAAGAAGTGACTTGTTGACTACTGTCCGTACAGAAATGGATAGACTCCTCGCACAGTCTCCAATGATTCCACAAAAAATTATTACAAAGTTTAATAAAGAGTTTCCAAATGCTGTTCATAAACCAGATATATGTAATGGTCTAACTGGTGAGAAGATTACTTCTTTGAGTGAACCATCGTCCCCCATGAATAGATTTGTAGGTATGGTTGCTACTCATCTTCATTCCGGACACGAAAATACACCATTATCTCGGAAAGCAGACTCGGAGGGCATTCTGGTGAGGGAATCAACAGACCAAACTCGTTCCGAATCAAATGTCTAAAAGGATCAAATTGATATTTTACAAGTATTTTCCAGCGTTCACTGTATTTTCTATTCCTTTTTGACCCATGAAAATGGTGTCTTATAGTTCCACGCACGTATCCAAGCCTAAGAAATAGTGCATTATTTTGAAATTCCAAAATTGATTTTTTGTACCCATCTGAATTACTCAAGTGCACACTTTCGAGACCATTTCCAATTATACTGTTTGCCATAATATTGTCACCTGAACCGAGTATCCCCAAATCATATATTCCACCCAAAACTTCGTATGCAACTCTATTCATCGCCCATGCGTATCCTGGATGCCAGAACGTACTGTGTTCATTTTTCACGTATTGCCTTCCAAAAGAATTGAATATTCTCATCGGGTTTTCATCCTTGTCCATGTCAACGCATTGCGCAAATAATTGAACAATGTCATACTTTTCTTTTAAGACTGAGAGTGCTTCTTTAGCCCAATGTTTATTAGAAAATTCTATATCAGCATCTATCCAGGCAACTGCTTTCCAGTTTGAAGGTAAAAGGATATCAATGCCCATATTCACCATATTTTCCTTGCTCCATATAGGTGAATTATATGATCTTATCTGCAGATGCCGTTCGTTTTCACTTTGTGTAAGTTTAAAATTCTCTAAATTGTATACCATTTCTACAATATAGAGAAGTGTGTTATCTGTTTTTTCCATTCTTTCAATAAACTCCTTTGCAAGTCTCTCTCGTGTTTTAAAATGGCATGGATTAGATATTACCATTATGACATGTAATTTTTCATCTGTAAACTCACCCGTCTCTTCAACCGTCATTAGTTTACTTTACACTTATACTTTTAATACGATTTTTCACGCTACTGATTGCAGTTCTTAAACTGGGTTTATTCCATAGGACCCATCTACTCCAAAATCCTGGAGTCAGAACGCCACTCGGTGACCAATTTTCCTTTGACTTGTGACGTGTTATGTATCTCTGCTTCCTTTCTGGATCACGGTGCTTCGTATAATCTGAGTACCCAAGTGCTCCAAAACGTACTGTTCTAGTTTTACCAGACGTACCACCAAGTGTGACAATGTATTTATGCTTACCATCGCGTGCTGGAGTTAAGCTGACTATCTTCATTTACTTGCTGACCTAGTTTTTCTTTTTGGGCTCTGAACAGTCCGTTTTCTTGCACTGAGTGACCGTGTTGACCGTGAAAGTCTTGTCATAAGGTTACGCATCTCTTGTCTGCGTCCTGCGGCTCTGATAGTTTTGGGTGAATAAAATCCACCTTTTCCGCGCATCCTAGGTGGTGAGTATACAGAACGCATACCGTGTCTAACTATAAACTGATTCATTGCGCGCCAATATGCATTGAGCTTAGCGCGATTTTGCGGGACAAAATAAGGGTCTAGTCTTGAACTGGCAACAGTTCTACGTAAAGGTCTCATTCCTAGACCCTCAGGATAGTTTGGTGAGTTAGTTCTATTAGCATTCATTTTTATAATAAAGATATATTTTAAATGAGTAAAAGTATAAAAAATTGGGCTCGTAATAGAACCATGAAATTAGAAGGCTGGGCACGTAACAGAACCGTGCAGCTTATTCTTGACAGGGCAATTGGAAACAGTACCGTAGAAAAAAATATTAAAAAAAATTTACACAATGCATATACACATAGTCGCGCTAATGGTACATATGGAAATGGCGTTCGCACTGGACAGAAGACTGCTGATGCTTTTTTTAAATTTTTAAATACAGAGAAACATAAGAAAAATACCAAGTTTGTCAGAGGTGTAAAGAATGGAGTGGTTAAAAGCACTGTATATTGGCTACCTGGTATTTATGCTAGACAGATAACACGTAAAGTACGAAAGGTAAAGGGTATAGAAAATATCCATAGAATATTTAAAACTAATAATACACCAACACCAAGACGATAAAGATTAAAAAATTATTTAGTATAATGAATAAGTATGTGAATTTTTATCTTGAAAATTTTAAAACTGATAATCCTTTTGAAATTTCTTCGCATCAAAATCTTACACTAGACTATTTAAAAAAGTACAAGGAAACAAAGGATTTTAGATTCAATCTACTTCACAAATGTGAAAACTTTTCGATACGGTGGGTCTTGGAATTTCCGAAAGAAAGTTGGAACTGGGGTGAGGTAGCTAAGATTTTAAAAGAAGATGACTTTTATAAATTTGTAAATATTCCTGTGTTCTGGTACAGAATAACAGATTTGGCACCGGTAAAATTTATATTTGATAACCCCGAACTTCCTTGGAAATTTAATACTCTCTCTGGTTTGAGGAAAGATGTCGGTGTTGTTTTTGCGATAAAGTTTTTGGAGAGATTGGATCCATTTTTCTGGGTTACATTTACAACGCGGACACCATTTAAAATTATTAAGGACCATATGGAGTTACCATGGGATTTTTGGTCTATTACATTTACAAGTGATGATATGACTTGTGAAAATTTACAACTTATGAGTGACACAATAAATGTAATAGACTGGAATTGGTTCTCTGTTTCAGTTTTAACAGATGCGTCACTTATAAAAAAGTTTGATAAAATACCATGGGTCCCTTCGATGATTGATTTGAATGAATCTACTTGGGAAGTACCTAAAGTATCAAAGGAGACTCTTATTAGAAAGTGGTTAGCAACTACAAAAATTCAGAGATCCTGGAGAGAATGCATATCAAACCCCAACTACAATGTATGCAAAAAGAGAATGAAAGAAGAGTTTACAGAGTTTCGTAATACACATTTTGCGCGTTCTGCCTAAACGTGTCCTTTATGTGCCACAGTGAGAGGCGAGGTTCCGGAGTTTGGTTTAGTGGTCCAACATATGTGCCACCAACAATCTTTTCGTGCACCTTTCCAGCCCACATGATACCTGGCTTGTTTCTGTATATACGCCCCTGATAATCAGGCCAATTTATCCACCCAAGCTCATTCGCTTGAAATTTCCATCGTAACAAGAAAGCTTGATTATACCCTATACATATATTAATACGTGAAATATACAAAAGGTCAAAATTGTGCTCAGGTTTTATAGACTCGAAAACTCTTATTAGCGATTCATCAGGAACCTCATCAGCGTCAATGTTGAAAATAAACTCACCGGAGCACTTTGAGTTTAAAAAATTTTTGTGCGCTGCAAAATCTCCATCAAAGTCTCTCGTGAAGACTTTGATGGATTCTCCAAATGTCGCCAAACACTTGACGAGTTTTTTAGTGGACTTTGTAGAATCCACTAGTACTACAATCTCAGTAGTGTTCTTATTCCTCACCTCCTCTAAAAATGTCAGTAATATTCTAATCTCCTTGACCTCATTACAAACACATATTGCATAACTCAACATCTTTTGATATACTATAAAAATATCTTTATATTATAAATGGGATGTTTAAATTGTATGAAAAAGCGGTCACAATCACCTTCACCGTCGAAAGTAGTACCAAATTTACCACCGAATATGATGCGTAAGATTGCTAGTATGACAAATTCAAGGACTAGATCTTCGATGAGAACTGTTTTTGGTAAAAATCAAATACCACTCGCGCCAAATTTGAGAACGTACAGACGTGTTAAGAAGGCTGTACCATCGGCAGGTGAAAAGAAGATGAATTACTTGGACATGAATCCAATTGCTTACAAAAACTTAAATTGGAAGTATTATCTACCTTACACTAGAAATAGAGCGTTGTACTTTAACAATAAAAATTCAAATGGGTACAAGATGGACAGTAAGGGTAAAAAAACTTTAATCACCAACGAATGGATCGCAGCGAGACCGCATTTACCTCGAATCATACGTACAAATATAAATACTCGGAAACCGCATCACACATACTCGGCATATTTGAAAAGAGTACAAAAGGCCCGGAAATACAATGAGGGGGTACCTGCTCAAAAAATTAATAATATGATCGAACAAGGAAGGATACGGAATGTAAGTTTACCAGAATTAATTTTTTGGTATAAATATTATGTTGACCCAAATGCTTATAAGAAGCGTGGTGTATGGTATTCTTACGGGGGTGTACCATTAAATAGAAATTATATGATTGAAAGAATATAAAGAATTTGATAGTATTATTTAAAATGGAAACAGTCCAGGAAATTTTCGATAAATACGATACAGACAAAAACTCAAGTTTCCACAATTATGGGCGGCAATACGATAGTATATTTAGAGACTTTAGGGACAAGGAAATAAAATACCTTGAAATAGGCGTTGCACAAGGTCAAAGTATACTCGCGATGCGTGAAGTTTTCAAAAATGCAAAATGTATTCTGGGGTTGGATATTGATGCAGAGTGTAAACAATATGAGGATGTTTCAAAGAATATATTTGTTGAAATTGGAGATGCATCAAATGAGGAGTTTATTAAAAAAATAATTGAAAAGCACGGAACGTTTGATGTTATTTTGGATGATGGATCGCATACAAACGTAGACGTGATAAACTCATTCAAGCTTCTTTTTCCACTTTTGAATGATAATGGGGTATATATTGTCGAAGATATTATTTGTGCCAGAATTCCGACATTTGTTGATCCACGGTTATTCGATCATTTATCATTCTTTTTCCAATTCATTCCAAATCTTAGTCAGTGGCGCGAGTCCTATTCAACGGAAGGAATAAGGGACAATTGTGTAGACCCTTTTAAAATAATTAAAAAAACAGACAACGTGTATGAATATTCTATAGATAAAGTTGAATTTGGTTGCTCATACGTTGCAGTCTGGAAAAAGATTAGAACTCACTGGATTTAAATGGAGTTGTTGTTGTTACGAGTGGATTTATTGGTTGGGTGCCTCTTAGTCGTACGTGTTTTATGAACACCCGTAATGGTGAATGGAAGTCCACTGTTATTGAATCTGGTATGAAGACCCATGGATAAAGGAACACCTTTGAGTTCTAAACGACCTGGAAACATCGACACTTTATTCTTTGCAAATAGATTTAAAGACCTCTTTTCAATCTTTGCTTTAATTTTACGATTTGCTACATTCCTTGCGGGCTTTGGGGCTGAAGATGTCCGTTTCCTCTTGAGATTTTCTCGTGGAAAAATGCGACCAGGTGATGTATTGGATGCCCTAATGTTTACAGTTCTTATAGGTAGTGTTATTTTAGAGGGGTACACTCTTTCTATACTACTCTTTATCATTATGTCTATAACAGATTTAAACAAAGATGCATGGTTTCTAACAAGATTATGTGAACGATTATTTATTGAGAGATATGCCTTTTTATTCGTTGGAAGATTCATGTTGTGAAACTTTAGAAAATTCATATTTGCGGGTTGGTTCAATTTGGACAATTTGAGTTTGTACAAGAAAACTCTCACGCGATGATGTTGACCTTGTCGTATGCCTCTACCAACCACCTGCATATATGTGATGTAGTTATTTGGCATCTCAATAAAGTGAATCTGTGTCACGCCTACAAAGTTCAGTCCAGACTCACCAGCCTTAGTCAGAAGCATAACACGCTTGTTTGAGTTTGAAAGAAAATTATCCATTGTACCCTTTCGATTAGACACTTGACCATCTATAGCACTGTAGCCGATTCCCGCGCCTCTTAAAAGGTTTGCAAATTTTTTCACAGACGCTTCTCGCTCAAAGTAAGCGATAACCTTCTTTGAATAACCAAGATTTTTGATAAAATCATTAAACTTTGAAGTGAGACCAAAGTTTGCAGCTATATTTCTATTGTTTCCTGTGCGAATAAGGTACTTGTATGTATTCTCCTTTGACATTGTTCGGCTTGAGACGATTGTTCTATTTTGAAATGGAAAACGGGTAGAAGCAACTGGTCGCTGGAAAACACTAACCTTGCCGTATAACAGTCCTGGTAAATTCTGTTCAGTTATTTTTTCGGGGACATTTCGACTTCCACCCCATAAAATCTCCAAAGGCACCCTCAAATCTTCTAGATCTGTACTTATCGGGGTAGCTGTAAGCATCAAAACTTTATGAGCCTCTGAAAACCTCGAGTATCTCTGAGAACCTGGTAAATATGTCGCTTTGGGATTTTTTATAGTGTGAACTTCGTCCATAATTACCAGGTATCGCTTAAGTTTATCGTAATGTGTTATATTCTTGAGATCGTGGTAAGAAATATATTCAATTCTATCGAGAAGTTCTGAAGGTATCTTCGGTGATGGTCCTTCTATATCTTTGATAAATTGACCTTTGACACTTAGAGGTGCAACGCAGAGAACTCTATTTTTAGGGTACCGTGTAAGATAATCAGTAATTACAGCTTTTGCTATTCTCGTCTTTCCTGCACCAGTAGAGTGAACACATAAAAGTCTCATATGGGTTCTCATAAATTCTACAGGTGTTTGTTGGTGCCTTCGAAGAGGAGGTGTCATTTATAGTTTACATATATTAAAAAAAAGAAGGTATAATGAAATAAGTAATGACTGTCATTGGAATCGATCTCGGAACCACCTACTCATGTGTCGCAGTTTGGCAGAATGACCGTGTCGAGATTATCGCGAATGACCAAGGAAATCGAACTACTCCATCGTATGTAGCCTTCACAGAAACTGAACGACTTATCGGAGATGCAGCAAAGAATCAAGCAGCATCAAACCCATCAAACACTGTGTTTGATGCAAAACGTCTCATCGGACGAAAGTTTGCTGATGATTCTGTACAAAGTGATATGAAGCTTTGGCCATTCGAGCTGACTTCTGGGAAGGATGACAAGCCGATGATCTCGGTCGACTACAAGGGTTCAAAGAAGGAATTTTCGGCAGAGGAAATTTCTTCAATGGTGCTCACCAAGATGAAGGACATAGCAGAAACTTTCATTGGTAAAAAGGTTACTGACGCAGTTGTTACTGTCCCCGCATACTTCAATGATTCTCAACGCCAGGCAACAAAGGACGCAGGGACAATTGCAGGATTGAACATTATGAGAATCATTAATGAACCAACCGCTGCTGCAATTGCTTATGGTCTTGAGAAGAAGGCGACTGATAAAAATGTTCTGATTTTTGATCTGGGAGGTGGGACGTTTGATGTATCAATTCTGAATATTGATGATGGAATTTTTGAGGTGAAGGCGACTGCCGGAAATACTCACCTTGGTGGAGAGGACTTTGACAATCGTTTGGTGGAACATTTCGTCAATGAGTTTAATCGCAAGACGAAGAAGAACATTTCAGATAATCCACGGGCACTTCGTCGCCTTCGAACCGCGTGTGAGCGCGCAAAGAGGACATTATCATCAACTGCACAGACGACTATTGAGATTGATTCACTATTTGATGGAATCGACTTCAACTCGAACATAACTAGGGCTCGGTTTGAGGAACTCAATATGAATATGTTTAGGGGGTGTCTAGAGCAGGTTGAAAAGGTACTACGTGACGCAAAGATGGACAAGGCGAGTATAGATGAGATTGTTCTGGTTGGTGGATCTACTCGCATTCCAAAGGTTCAACAGCTTCTCTCTGATTTTTTCAATGGCAAAGAGTTGTGCAAGAGCATCAATCCGGATGAGGCGGTCGCATATGGAGCTGCGGTCCAAGGTGCTATTCTTTCAGGTGATGGAAATTCGGCGGTGAAGGATCTCCTTCTGCTTGATGTCACACCATTGTCACTCGGTATTGAGACGACTGGTGGAATCATGACTGTAATCATTCCACGAAACACCACTATTCCCACAAAGAAGGAGCAGAATTTTTCCACCTATGTAGACAATCAACCAGGGGTTCTCATTCAAGTATTTGAGGGTGAGAGAAAAATGACCAGAGACAATAATCTTCTTGGAAAGTTTGACATGACTGGAATCCCACCAGCTCCGAGAGGAACTCCACAGATTACGGTAACTTTTGACATTGATGCAAATGGTATTCTTACAGTGTGCGCAGAAGACAAGGCTTCCGGAAATAAGAATGACATTAAAATTACTAATGACAAGGGGCGACTATCGAAGGATGATATTGAGCGCATGGTAAAGGATGCCGAAAGGTACAAGGATGATGATGATACACACGCAAAGAATATTGAGGCTAAGAACAATCTAGAGAATTTCATTTACGGTATGGAGGACAAGAAGGATGAGGCTACAGAGTGGCTATATGCCAATCAGAATGCTGACGCAGCTACATATGAGGCCAAGTTGAAGGAACTCATGAATGAAAAAAATGATGTGGAGTGAACGGGTTAAACAATCTAATATTAAATTAAGTAAGTAAATCAAAATGGCTGAGTGTGAGGTCTGCTACTCTGGGCGCGCCAACTGCAATCTCATCTGCGGACATTCTTTCTGTCACTCTTGTGTCAAGACGTGGTATCACACGGGGGCGAATGATGGGTGCCCAATGTGTCGAAAGAAGCTATATTTCAAGCGGATGCCGATAAAGAAGTGGGCTCTGGAGGCGGACGAGGAGAAGAGGAACAGTGTGTTTGTTGAGACGGTTGAGGAAATTTACGAGTTGGCGGTCACGCGCGAACTTCCTATTCGCCATCTGCGCCAGATGATCGTGGACATTGAGACTACTTTCAGAGCGATGAAAGAGTATGAGTGTTCACCAGAAGATATCGATTATGTGCTCAATGAGACAGACGACTACTACTCGGACCGGAAGATTAGACCTATGAATAAGAGGGGGAACTTTGGGGAGCCGCGGGTGCATCAGCGCAACACTTGGGATTTTAAGAACAAGTTTAAGCATCGTAGATAAATTAAAATAAGAATAATTATTAAATGTATGCTGTTCGTCGCGCGTTGTCAAGAAAGTCGTCACCTTTACCTCTTTATGTAGCTACTGGTCACGGGGACACGAGTAAAACACAGTTTACATTGGGACCTGATCAGTATGTGATTACGTTTGGAAAGGTTGGATCACGATTATTTGAAAGGCTTACTCCTGGTCATGGTCAAGATACCATTTTTACAGGTATAGTTTCAGTTACAAAATATGCGACTCGGTTCAGAAAAACCTTTATGATGCCAGGTTTTAGACAACTAGCTACAACCCCTCAATTGTTTAAAAATAAAGGAATGTTCAATTCTTTGGGTATTTATGGTCCAGGTGATGTTATACGCGATTTTGGTATTACGTTTGGTAACGACAATGAAAGTCCACTTGCAAATTATAAGAATATGATGGGAATATACAAGATTACACATAAAACACTCACAGTGGACAAAAATCTTAAGAGAGATTATGATGATTTTTTTACTAACTACATCAAAGGTAAAAAGGGTGTATTTATGATACTATCTTGTAGAGTCGTTAGATATCACAAGCACAACTCACCATCAAATTCAAATGTGTCTTTAGCTAACAAACTAAGGCCGAGTTTTATAGAGACAGCAAAAAATAGAAATATAGCAATTCGTGCAGCGGCAGAAAACTTTGCGGAAACGAAGCGTTTAAAGAGGTCATTTTTACGTTCTGTTAGAACTCTACGAAATAACCAAATACATGCACTCAGTACGAAGTTACCAAGCGTAGCAATTAACAATTACACAAATCGTCTTCGTGCGGCGCGCATGAGACACACAGCCGGTAAGGCTACAAGTATGACACATAGTCTAGTTAGAAGTAATAATAACAAGAGAAAGCGGTCACCCTCTCCAAACGCCGTAACCTCAAAAATAACAAATAGAAACTTGAAAAACTTGTATTTAAAATATTAATAGTCCAAATCAATATTGTTCTTGTAACAGTGAATCATTGAACGAATCCATAAATCAACTTCATATTCTGACATTGTTTCTGAAACTTTGGGAAATGAAACACGCTCCCCCAACTCTCTCGATTGCAGTTTTTTGAATGCAGACCTTTTATTATTATTCAAGTTTTCAAAGCATGATGGGCAAAAACGGTGAGCTTTTCCAGCTACAACCTTTATGAATGAACTATTAGTAGTGAATATATCACGACTAACAGTGCACCATTTCATGAGATACTCTATCTCATATAGTTCACCCAAAATATAGTAATCAATGGGCTTTTTACATTCATTACATCTCGAGTAAAACTTCACGTACATATTGTTCACTAAACAACTTTCGAGTCTTGTTTTCAGGTTCAGGGACCTTTGTAAAATTCAAGAACAGAAGGATTCCAATAGCACCAAAGACTATAAAATTTCTCATATAATAATTATAAAGTTTTAAACTTTAATTATTATAAGATGAAAACTCCTGCTCACACCCTCGTCCGATTGAATGTTCGGAGAGTTGTCAAAAGGCCATCAATCGTTTACGTACCTGCGATAAAGAGTCTCGTTGTCACGGTTGTCCCTGGTGAAATTAATGACGTGATTTTCAAGCACATTGATATAACACCTCAGGAGGTTATCAACAATGTGGCTGATTCTTTGGTTCTCAATGCAATCGGAACGTGTATTCAAGCAATAACTTCACACATTTAAAAAAATGTATACTATATATAGTAAGAAATGCAAATCTTCGTAAAGACTCTTACTGGTAAAACTATTACACTTGAGGTTGAGAATAGTGATACAATATCAAATGTAAAAGCTAAGATCCAGGACAAGGAGGGAATTCCACCAGATCAGCAAAGACTCATTTTTGCAGGGAAGCAATTAGAGGATGACAGGGCGCTCTCGGATTACAACATTCAGAAGGAGTCTACCCTTCATTTAGTTCTCCGTCTCCGTGGAGGGGGTTGAAAACGTCACAATATGGACAAATCTTATAGGTTTTACCGTCTTGAAATATTTCCAGTTCTCTTGAAAAGTGTTTGTTGTTGTCGTTGGTCCACCCCTTTACTCTAGCAATGCACTTAATTTCCTCGTCTGAAATATCTTGCGGATACTGTCGTCTCAAAATTTCAAACATTTCACCCCCGTCTAGATTTGACTTGCACCAACGACAATTCATATTAGAATATACCTAAAAATTTTTTACGAGGTTCAGCACGCCCTTTGCGGATAGCAATTTGCATTCGAAGGTTTTGGGCCCATATTCGAGTCAGATTTCTAGATTTTATAGGGACTGGATTTGCTAAAAGATATTTTCTGTAATGTCTTCTACATACTTGGCACGGTAAAACATCCACAAGAGAGTGGAAAAACTCTAGGTACCCATCAGGTGGGTTACCGTCAGGCATTTGGTCTATAACGGCGAAAATGAATTCCCATGCTGGCGGTCCCCATATATCAGGATCCATTCTTATTTAAAGTATTTGTACATTATATTTACAAATGGAACAACTCGACTTTGGTTCTTCTGATATAGGCACTTTAATACCCCCCACCCCCAAAACTGATGAGATTTTAATCGACGAAAATAAAAGTGACTTACAACAAATGAATATGACAGAGTTCTCATCTTCAGTTGACGACTTGTTGCCGCTGCCACCTGCAGGTATGGCGGATGCAGGTATATACGTCAATCCAACTTCAGGACGTACAACTGGTATTTCCCTTCCTGAAAAACAAGAAGAAAAGAAGAAGAAATCTACAAATCCCTTTAATTTAACGAATGATCAGTATCAGGCTATAATTGCAGGTGTTTCTGGAATCATCGTCTATTCGACATCAGTACAGACAAAACTTTCCTCGATAGTTCCAAATTTCAACGGTATAAATGGAAGCATCGCATCTGCTATTCTAATAGCGATACTGTTCTTTTTTGCCCGTAACTATCTTATGAAATAATTGAATCTTTTATAGTCTGTCCACAGTATTTACTTTCTTTAATAGGTGTGTAAATATTTGCACGCTCTGCGATTTCCCTCAGCTCTTTGAAATTTTCCCAAAACTCTTTAGAGTGGTCGTAATCGTCTAGTGTAGAGTGTGCAATCTCATGCAATAGAACGTACATTGCCGAGTTTATATCACTTTCTTCGTCAATTGCAATGTAAATCTCGTACCCCTTGTTGACGTTATAAGCTATAGTATCTTCTTTACGTTTCATTCCTGTTATTATAGACCTGTTTTCAGAAAGGTTTCCATACTTTTCATTGAATTGAACGGCATTCAATAGTATACTGTATCTTTTTTTGAGTTCGTCCAACATTTTGTTGGATCTGTTTAGAAGTATTATAATTAAAACCACAAAAAATAAAATTGTTAACAAAAACTTCATTATTATTTAGACACTAATTTAAAAACAAATTTTGAGTACATCGAGAAAGAGTCCCCATATAGTACACATTTGAATCCAATATCTTCAAGTTTCTCAATAAGATCCTTTGAATGTACCAAAGGCTCAGAGACTGGGCCATTGGTGTAGTATGGTGTATCAGGAATCCACACCGAAAGTTCTTTATCGGATACATGAGACACGTGTATACCATGTTCCAAAGCATAATCCAGTCGCGTGGGGTCAGGTATTATACCTATGAGATTGCCTCCGACTTTCAGTCTTTTTTTTATTTCAGTGTAATTGTCGGGGCTCTCATACTGCATCGAAAAATTATAGCACACACAGTCAAACTCTACATTTTCAGAGTCTAGTATACTACCAACTGTAAATTTTGCACTTGGGAGTATACTCTTTGAGCGCGAAATAGCCTCTTCGATAGCAAGATGATTGGGATCTACACCAACAATAGTGCACTCAAGATGTTTCCATTTATGGAGATCACCTCCCTGTCCACACCCAACGTCAAGTACATTTGAGCCCTTAGTTACATATTTTGTCAAAAAATTTCTCTTTTCATTGTTATTTGTCTTTCGCATTCTTCCTATGAAAGTACCCCTTTTGTTTATTAGTAAACTTTGAGTCCGGAATATCGATATCAGAGCTGTAGACCCATCGTTCACCAATGTGTGCACTCCACGCAATATTTTCACGGTCCAAAATCTTCCTACATAAAATACACGGTAAACTCGTACCTAAATTTCCGTCACTCTTTTCACGCATGACGATGAGGCTTCCAACCTTCATATGGAGCCAGTGTGGGAATTTAGAAGGGGGTATTCCGTTGATATGAGCTTTGTGCTTCATCATGAATATGAAGCGACGTTCAGCACACATGTGAGTTGTGTTTCCTACCTCATTACCGAATTTAGATCCTTGACATATAACCATTGGCCACATTATGCTTATAATGTTTAATTTTTTTAAGTGGCACCCCAAACTAATTTGTGCAACTTGTATATATTCGCTATAAATAGAACGATTATAATCATCCAAGAGTATTCTATAGAATGTGCTGCGTATACAGGACCTACTAAATTCCCAAAGAATGTTTCTGTTGGGTCCACCTTACCCCTGAGATACTGTTCGCACATAGTCAAGCAGCATATGTCACTATTAACCATCCAATGAAACATTATTCCAAACATGAGAATCAGGTTGATCAATATTATTAAAGGATTGTTACTCAGGACTGCAAATACCATAAAAAGAATGAGAAAAATATGAAGGCCTTTAATTAGATTGGCTGCAAAAATGTTCAGCATATTATTATATCCATATTAAATAATAATGTCTTCTTTTTCACCTTCAGTCCTGTACATAGGATTTGGGGTGTGCTGCTCATCTGCTATGATATTTATGCTGACTGTTGCAGCAATTGCCATTCAACTTCATAGAGACACGTCAGACAAGTCCAAGCTTCAGAACAAACCTACAACTCGTAATTTCGTAATTTTCACTTTGTTGTATGCAATCATTGGATTATTTGTCGCAAGTTTTCTTATGTATCTTGGAGTGAAGGCTCCGGAATCGACAGGTGCACCAGTAACTAATGGGAGGGGGGTGGTGATTTCTCGTGGTCCGTAATCCTCAACCGTTTACCAATTTTGAATATAAATTTTGAAACCGTCTGAACCTTTGGTATTTGTACAGCAAGAGAGGGGTCATTAAGAATTTTAGCACAAACATACGCTTTTGCGTTCTGTAGCTCGACAATCTCAGTCTCAATTGATGTATCGTGTACATATAGTAGCTTTTTAACATGTACAACTTTAGTCTGACCGTTACGGTGTGAACGTGCGATTGCCTGCATCTCTGTGGCTGGATTCCACGCTGGGTGTGTTATGTAGACCCTACTCGCCTCCTGTAAATTCAGACCGACACCACCAGTTTTTATCTGAATCACGAAAACTGCTGGCGTTGGAGCATTTTTGAAGCTTTCAATCACATCCTCTCTGTTCACTGTCGAACCATCAAGAATGAATACGTGTGTACCGTCTGTTTCGAGCATACTTTTTATCTTTCGAGATTCACCGGTAAACTGGGTAAAGACCAATGTTTTTTCGGTTGGGTGAGTTCGAATGCTGTTAATCAGATAGTCCAACTTTACAGTTGTATCGAGTTTCCATTTTCCTGCATCCTCGATACCTTTGCGAGTGAGACCGTCATAGTACAATTGAGGCCAGACACAAATCTGCCTGCACCTCAGAAAGGTTTCAAGAATATCCATCATATTGGCCCCAAACTTTATCTTGTCACAGAAATCTTCGTAGACTTCGGCATACAAGGTCTTTTCTTCTTCACCCATTATAAGCTCAACATTCTCAAATGTGCAGGGTACCATTTTGACTCTCATGTCAGCCTTTGTTCGTCTAATAACAAAGTCACTTCGAATTCTGTCATAGTCCCTCTGAATGTCCCCTGCTGAAATACCGACAAACTTTGATAGTGTTATGAAATCCTTTATGTTGTTGAAGATTGGAGTCCCAGTGACGACCCATCGGATTCCAGCTCTGATTTTTATGCACGCCTTGAACACCTTTGTGTTTGGATTTCTTATAAAGTGTGCTTCATCGAGTATGACTCTATCCCATTTGACGTCACACAGTTGTGGATCGTCAAGAATAGAATAGCACGCGATGCAAACTTCAGAACCAATCAACTTTCGATTGGTTCCCTCAAATTTTTCAACGCTAAATTTCGTAAATCTTTTAACCTCAGAATCCCACTGCGAAATCAAAGACTTTGGGACCACAACCAGAGTCTTTGATTTTTTATTCTCAACCATGGCCTTCAGCATTTGGACAGTCTTTCCTAGTCCCATTTCGTCACACAAGAATCCACCAGGCACGGTGGAACGTTCTCGCTTTAAGAGCCATCGGACACCGTCGTGCTGGTATGGTGGGATAAGACGAATCATTTTTGAATACACGTAAAATTTATTTTTAACCTGTTCACTCAACTTAATTTTTTTACGACGACTCTAGCCTTTGGCTTTGTTTCAGGTTTATTATTTTTACAAAAAATTCTTTCAAACGCCTTTTGATTTTTAGGTTCTTCTTTTTTACACTTGTTAAAAAAATTTATTGTTCGTTGTATAGTATCACGATCAAAATTATGCGTGTTAAAGAAATCCAACCACTCTGACAAATTTGGGGTTCTTTTATGCTTATGAACAAAAGTGTCGACAAAATATAAACGACGATGCAATAGTGGTTCTCTTACTAAAAACTCTATCTTCGTATCACTAACACTCCACTTAAATTCCAGACAAGGTGCCAACATCTATAAATTTATACTTGTTTATCTTTAATCATCACTCGTCGAAATCGTCCTCCCCTAGTTGATACTCTCCATCATCACCGCGGTCACTCGTGGATTCAACATCATCATCAACCTCAAACTGCACTTCCTCCTCCTCTTGCTCCTTGTCAATCCCGTCGCCATGAGTGTCGCACAACTTGCAGTCACCCTTATTTGGTTTTACTGAAGGGGCATGAGTATGCTGTGGGACCACCTTCTTCGCATCCTTCTTTGAAGGAGCAGATGAAGATTTTGGAGAAGTCTTCTTGAGATGAATACTGCAAAAGAGCTCACCATCCTTTGCGCACTTTGAGCACTGTGCACCTTTTGCAGTTGTCGCGGTGCACTTACCCTTACCACCCTGTCCCTTACCAGCCTTTCCCTTACCACGCTCCTTTCCGGACACAATGCTCGTGGTCTTGGACTTCTTCTGTGCCACATTGACCACAATAGGAGAAGTTGGAAATCCAAAGTAAGGCTTGGTAAACTCTTGAATATCCAAGTCAGGATTTATGGCAAGTGCATCCTTCAAGTCAGCGGCAAACTTAACCGTGAAGGTAAAGGCTGACTCAACAAAGTTTGCCATTGGAGTTTTGAAGCCTGAAGTTTTTAAGCTGTTCACAAAACTTGGAATTTCACGTCTCTTCCACGAGTGAAGATGAGTTTTTCCAAAGGTGTAATATCTTCTATATGATAAAACTGGGTCGTCAGGAACTTTGAAAATGTCAGGCATTGCCATCTCGGGCGTGGTCACATCACCCGAAATTATTTTTAAAGGTGGAACCGAAAGTCGTTCGACAAGACGTTCACATGAGTGATGTTTGTCGTACCTAAAAGTGTACTCTTTCAATAGTTCAACAAAGAGTGCGTGTAGCCACATGTAATTTCCTGAGGACTCTCTGGTCCACCGTGCACATGGGTGATTTTTGTGCGTGGATTTATAAAGTTCTTTAGATTCGTTATCGTCAAGTACTCTGTGTGCGGTGCATAAAAGTTGCGCACTCTCTAAAATCATCTTTACGACATGTCGGTCGACATGTGACTGTGCAGTCTCAATTACGCACCAAGATAGGAAAAAAATATTCATAATTAATAGTAATGTTCAGGATACTATTGCTAACCTGTATACTCGTATTTTTAATTGTGTTTTTAAAATCGAAGTGTGACGAGAAAGAGTCTAAAAAGATTTTAGTCAAGACAACTGCCGGTTTATGTGATCGTATAAATACTATCGTGTGTTACAAGACTATTTGTGATTTCACCGGTCACGAAATAATTGTGTACAACCCTTGCGAACCTAACAGATGTTACGATTTAGAAAACCTTATTAATTTGCCTGGCCTAGAGTACACTGAAAATGATGAACATTATTGTAGTTACATACGGCACTCTATGTATCTTCATCCGTACAAAGCTCTTGAAATTCTTAGACCGCTTTTTCCAGAAATAACACTCAAGGAAGTTTCTCTAAGATACCAAAAGATATTTAGAAGTATACGACCAGACCCAAAAATTGCAGAGTATATTCCCAACATGAATGATGTCTACGGGGTTCATCTAAGAAAGGGTGACAAGATACCAAGTGACTTTCATATTAATTTTTGTGCGTACACTCCATTCTGTGATGTAGATATGTCAAGTATATCATCTTCATCTGAAGAGTTTATAAGTATAATTAAAAATTTGTTATTTGATCTTAAAAATATAATTGAAAGTGAACAGTCTCCAAAATTTTTCATTGCAAGCGATGATTCAACATGGAGATATGAAATAATACAAAAAATGAAAACATTTGGAAAGTTCAAGTTGGTTGAAATAGACTATGAAAATCTTGGACCTGGGATGAGTTCGACTGTAGACCTCTTTTCACTGTCAAGATGCAAAACGTTATTCATGGGTATAGGATACTCAGTTTTTACCATTTCGGCAGCAATAATTGGCGACGTTCCTCTTATTACATATGTTGACAAGGCTTGTATGACACCTTTCAGATCATGTGTTTCCTTTAACGGACAACCTAAAAACTACGAGGAGTTTGACGTATCAGGGTGTGGTGGATGGATAAAAAGTAATATTGTTGTACAATAAATGTTTTCAGTCGTGAGATGCTCAGCAGATCCAACGCCACCACGTGACATCATTAAAAGAATTCGTAGAGAGCATGAATCAAAGCGCATCAAACAGATCAAGAGTATTCAGGAATTATTGAAGAAGACTGCTGATGAGGAGGTTGCATTTATTAAAATGTTTTTTCCAGAAAAGAAGAAGGAGACTGTAAAAGTTGAGATTTTAGAAGAGGATGAAGATGATTTCTAATCTATATAGTAGGATGATAAAACCTGTTCTTATAGGATTGGCGTACCTGACAAATGATCCGAGTCTTTTTCGAAAAAGACTAGAGACTGCTGGACCGTCTTATATAAAAATCGGTCAATTGATATCAATGAGGAGTGATGTCTTTGGAAAGACACTATCAAAGGAGATGGAAAAACTACAGGAGAATGTAAAAAATGTTTCGTGGGACGACTTGTCGAAGGGTCTAGACACGAGTAATTTTACGGATATAAATACAGCGCCACTTGGGACGGCATCTATTTCCCAGGTTCACTTGGCAAAATATAAGGGTAGAACAGTTGCACTCAAAATTAAAAAGCCCAATATTGTGCGAGACTTGAAAAATGACATTGAAACTTTGAAAAAGTATGCTCTTATATTCCCTGGTATATCTAGTTCAGTAGAAGAATTTGAGAATATAGTCAATAAAGAGCTCGATTTCAAAAAGGAGGTTCAAAATATTCAATTGTTTAATTCTATTTACAGTTATTCAGACACTGTAAAGATACCTAGAGTGTACCATAAACTCTCGTCTGACAATATGATTGTAATGGAGTATGTTGAAAAATTGAATACTAAACCAGATGTAAAGAGACTTATAAATGTTTTTATAGAGCAATTGTTATATGAAGGTGTGATTCACGGCGATCTACACGGTGGAAATATAGGAACTTCAACAAATGGAAAAATAGTACTATACGATTTTGGAAATGTGATACGAATTCCAAAATCGTACAAAATGAATATCATGAATCTTATAAGTCAGATTCAGGACAATGATTCAAAGAGTGTTTTAAAGACACTCAAAAGTATGGGGTTCATAGTGAATAATGAGGATGTGTCGACACAATTTATAATCAAATTTTTCGATTACATTAGTACGATGGACATAAAATCTCTAAGTTTTGACCCCAACGAGGTGCAGGAGAAGATTCCAATGGTGATGGATAAGTTGACATTTTCAATTTTAAGATCTTACTCACTTTTGGAAGGGTACTGCAAGAAGACTGGTCAAGAGTTTAATTATGATGATATCTTTTCTTCTACTCTTGAGACACTGTATCTAGACCCTGATTATATAGCATTACGATCTAAACAAGATCTAATAAAGTTTTTGAACCTAAATAAATGAATGAATCTGGTAGTGTTTGGTTACCTTGGTGGATGTATAACAGTATTGGCTGCAGTGCCACAGATTTACAAAATGTACAAAACAAGGGATGCGAGTGAAATTAGTTACGCCATGTTGATAATGTGGCTAATTGGTCTTACAATGACAGGAATATACGCTAAATCAGTCGATGATATTCCTGTCGTCGTAAACTCAAGTTGTTCGATATTTTTTGTATGTATTATGACGTGTCAGAAATACTTTTACGAACAAAAGCAAGAATATATTGAGGTATAGATAAATGAAGTGGCCCAAAAGATATTTTAGTGGGTTGACAATGGAACAAAAACGTATGCGTGAAAAGGAATTAATTGCGAGGTCACGAAAAAAACATCCAACTCTTGGCCCCTCGAATAGGTTTGCAAAAAAGAGAAAGTCTTCTTGGACTGTTCTATTTCATCACACGTACCCGGGTTTAAAGTTTAACAAGGGACTCATCTCTTTGAGAACTGGAATACCACGTTCAAAGTTGAATACTGTATATGATAGAGGTCTCAAAGCCTGGAAGACAAGCGGTAGTAGACCAGGTGCGACTGCACAGCAATGGGCAATAGCACGGCTCTACAAGTTTGTTTTGATAACAAAGGGGAAGGCTACAAGTAAAAAGGTTGATCCGAATAACAATCTCAGGCGATGAGAATCTTCGCCATACCCCACGATCCTGGCACAATTGTAAATTCAAGACCAAAGTTCTCTACAGCCTTTAGTGGTTCTGAACCAGGAACTGCGTCATGAACGAGTATAGTACTTCCCGGTGCCATTTTTGGTAAAACAGCCTTTAGGTCCCCCATGCAACCCTCATATGTGTGATCACCGTCTATAAATGCGAGATGAACACTCTTGTCATCGTGGATACCAAGAGTATACACAGAGTTTCCTCTAATTGGAATAATCTTATTAATCATTGAATTTTTCTTAACCATGTCGTAAAATTCGTAGAAATAGTTTGAAACTTCCGGAGGGGGTTCACCCTTGAGTTCATTCCAATCTGTCACCCATATATCGTGTGACCACACAGTAGTTGTTGGGTCAGTATGCATTGAGACCAGGAGAGCCGAGCATCCAAGATATGATCCAGTCTCTATGTACCTTGAATTTGGTCCTAGAGCTTTAGCACACTCAATAAGTGTCTCAGAGTCTCTCTTGTTAAGTGTTCCTCTAGTTCCATTCACGATTGTAAAAGCGATTCCGTTTTCGACAGTGTACTCAATCATTTATTTAGAGTCGTGTGAATACCTTAAGTACTAAATTCGTCTAGTATATAAAATGGCGACCTGTCTCATCTGCAGCAAGAACTGTGAGAATGGAGAAGGTTTGTTTAGAAGATTCGCAACTAAATGTGGTCAGTGCAATTACCATTACGTGTGTTTAAAGATACATTACTCTACGAATTTACACACCACCAAGTGTGGATGCGGGTTCAGGGTCGTCGTGAAATCGTGGGACAAAACCCTAAAAAAGGCGGTACATAATATTATATCTGGCGAGTGTTCCATGTATGCTAAAGCACTTGATTCATACTGGAACTGGCCGTGGACTGTTTCCACTCAACAGTTTGAATCACGTGTCGGTAATGCTACTAGGAACTATAATGAACTCATGTACAAGACGAGTAAAGAGTTTGAAAAGGTTATTAAGACTCCTTCTGTAATTAAAATACAGAGTAGGTGGCGGGGGGTCCGGGTTCGGATGCAGATAGCAGACCCAAATAGTTACCTGGGAAAAGTCAGGCTAATGAATGAGTGGAACAAGTTAAAGTTTAATATTACTTGTTAATAAATGTTACATGTATTTGTTCGACAGTCTGATTTTTCAGCTGCAAGTTGTCAAAAAAAACGCCCGGAATGGTTCTCTTATCAAAAATGTTTTGATAATCTATTGAACACTTTTGACCCCAAACAAATTACCGTCATATTCGATGGTGAACCATCTTTAGATACTGAACTTGAATTTAAAATTATTAGAATAAAAGGTGGGTCTGAAAGCAAATCATTTACAAAGATGTTGGATTATGTAATGTCACTCAATATTCCAGACGATGACATTGTATACTTTGTAGATGATGATTATATGCATGCACCTGGTGCCGCCAAAATACTTGATGAAGCATTTCAAACAAATGCAGAATATGTCACGTTATATGATGATTGTGAAAAGTACATGCCTGGGTACTATGATATATACGCATCTGGATTTCAAATTCAGTTGATTCATTCCCAATCTGTTCATTGGAGAACCACACCTTCGACTAAAAATACATATGCAATGAAGATGTCCACATTGAAAAGGGACCTTGCAATCCATTACAAATTTTCATATTTTGAAAGGGTTGGACCTATGACAGCATATCACCAAAAGTTTCATGAACTTTGGAACACGGGCCGTAGTTTGATATCGTGCATTCCTGGATACGTTACTCATTGCGATATTGAAGGTATCACTCCAGTAGTTTCATGGAGTTCCACCGGTGCGACTAACTGATGGATCAATATAATCATATGGTACAATATTTTTCTTTACTCCGTAGAAATACAGATCCTTCGATGTGCTATTGTAATAACTTTTCCATGGATAAAATAACTCGTCAAGATTCATAAATTCACTAATATCTTCAATAGTCAAATTCTTATAATAATCAACCATATCATGAATATTGCCAATTGTTCCAAATGAATCTGATGGTGTTGTTCTACGAGTTCCGTGCTCCGCTCTACCAGTAGATGCACATGTAAAAACAAACAAACCACCAGGTTTTAGCATTTCATAGATCTTATTAAAAGATTCCTTATATTCAGGATCGTGTTCAAAACATTCTGTAGAAATCACGGTATCAAAAGTTTTTGCATTAAATGGCAAATCCTTTGTCTTTGAAACAATTGTTACATTCCTTGATGAAATTACATCATTGGCTACATATGCACACGATTCGAACAGAAATCTGTTATTTCCATTGATATCTCCACCACCTACATCCAGCACAATCTTCTGACAAAAAAATTCAGGAAGAGTCTGTTTCACAAATATTGTAAAGTTTCGTGCTTGATCATGCATTACTTATATTATATTTGATTAATGTCTTTATTTATAGAACGCAACCACTCCAGACACTCAAAAATAAGAAACTCGTTACGAGGGTTTCTATAATGGGCTTCGAACGCAGATCTACACATCCGTCTTTTATCATCAAAATTATGTGTATTGTTAATTACAGATTCTATCACCTTGTACTTCATATATTCATTTTCTGATAATTTCTTAACTTCATCAGTATTATGTAATTCTCTAAACGCCTGATGAAGTTTTTCAAACTCTAAACACACACCACCCGTCAAGCATCTTATCATTTAGAATTTAGGTATTCTATTCCTTATATATTCTTTTATTATATTTAGGTAAGAGTCTATTAGTATCTTGCTTCCACAATATGGACACTTTATTTCATTCATTGCTTGAATTGACTTAATAAAAAAATTCACCAGTACTATTTAAGCACTTTGTGAAGCCCATTGCATAGCATTTGGAGTATCTCTACCGTCATAAGACATAGTTAGGTCTTCTTTTATTCCCATCTCCTTTGCTTGTTCAATATCAGCACCTATATAAACTATCTTCATTTTCGAAAATTCAATCATAGTCTTGATTGCACTTTTCGAAAATGTTTTACTAGAATTCTCCTCACCGTCAGTCAAGATTATAAATGTTCCTTCAGCGTGCTTACAGAGGATAGTTCCCATAGCATCGAATAGTGATGTAGATCCTGTACATGTATAGTTATCATACGTGAGATCCGGTGCATCTTTCATAGGAACCTTGAAGCAAATGTTTGTACAATCATCAGAGAATGTATACAGTGAGAATATGGACTCAGGATGTTCATCTTTGAAATTTTTGTAACTGCCAAATACGTCTTTGGATTGAGTGTCCATTGATCCTGATCTATCCAGTAGGAATACAATCTCATTACTCATTTACTTATAAATGTTTCACTTTTTTAAATTACCAAGTAGTAAATGGGTTCAAGAGGTATTAAGTTTCATGATTATACGAATTCACCTAGTGTCCACAATGTGTACACTGTTGGTCCAGGGTGTCAAATTAAATTGTCTACATAGTTATAAATATGCCAACCATTTATAATATCGGCAATACGTGCGAGTTATGGAATCCAAATCTATATCCTACACATTCAACAGACAGTGGTGTGTACATAGGTAAACGTGGGTCAGGAAATTATTACGTACTATATAACGTAGATAGTATTTCTCTACGAAACTATATAAACGGTTATGGTTCAGCAGTAGGATCTAGAACTTCATATGAAACTTCATTATTTGGAACAACGCTTGGAATGGTTGTACTACCAATTAAATTAACTATTTCAGGTGGAAGTGCACTACCATTCCCAATTCCTGACGGTTCTAGTAATATACCTGTAAGTTTTATAGTACAGCGTTGGAATAATCCATTTATAATCGATAGCTCCGAATTGCGCGCTAACATTAAAAATGCAAATGGTGCATGTGCGATGAGCGATCCTAAAAAATTTGCGTATCGTTTCATGTTTACAGATTCAACAGAAACTACTTCAAATATTGCTGCACTAAACTATAAAGTTCCTGGAGATATGACATCTTACACTGCAAATGATAAAGGTGAAGTAACGAATGCCGGGTTGTGTATGAATTATAATCAAACTCAAACTGCGGAAGGAACGGTTTTATTATCTAATTATGTTACTTTAATCGAAAATAACAAATCATCTGACACAACATACGATGATTTATCACAAATTGAATTTGTAGATCGTGATATTTTTCAGATTGGTTTATCAGTTCCACCAACAACTAGTAGATACAAAGTACCTGCAATTGATGATACTGGAAAAATGAGTGATTTTGATACTGTGAACGTTACTGCGACTAAAGTAGAACGTAATCACTTTTTTCAAAGGGTGAAACTTACTAGTGACTCCGTTGTAAATATCGAAGTAAAATATTTACCTATTGACGAATATAAGGATGTATCATTTTACTTAACTACCACAGCTCCAGACTCAACCCCAGCGAATGGATTGGGCAGACCCGAATTTTTATGGGCACCTAACAGTAGACCAGCTAATACTTTTTATACTATAGCAGATCCTGCATATTCTTACTATGGTGGTGGAGCTGGAGCTGGAGCTCCTGCAGCTGGACCTGGAATTTGTGATATAGACGGTAGCGGAATTAGTATATATGGTAAAACTTATACATTTAGTTTGGCTCCTTTTGCAGATGATAAAACTTATCCAACAGCTGAAGTACGTTTCATTGATAGTACTAATTATGAAATTACATATATAAATAGTGCTAATGTTAAAAATAGACCCATTAAATATTCTATAACAGCTGCTGTTGTTACTAATAGTGGCGGTAACCGTGGGCTCGATATAGGTTCTAGTCCTCAAAATGATATAAATATTACTGTGTCAGGTACAAATTTGACTTTGGTTTTTACTGATCCAAACCCACCTGGAGGAGCTGGATCGCAAAACCAAACGTATTCTGTAACAACATCTGATTATAATACAGGAAAATATTGTGGACCATTTGTGACTGACAATATTCCAGCTGATCAGGGTCAAGGAATGTTATTTGTTATTACTAGAGAAACATCCGCTCAATCATATATAAAACCAATCGTTGGGGCGGCTAATTTAAGTTTTTCAATTTCATACAAAACAACTCCAACTGTAGCCATACCAGGATTAAATCTTATAGTAACTAATATAGGGTTTTATGTTCAATTGGCCAACAGAACCCAAACCCTATTGGAGTATCCAAATGATGGTTCTAGTACCGTTGATTCAACTATTAAGTTCTACCCAACAAAGAGTCTATATTCTAAAATTGGTGCCAACCCAAGTCAAACTTTACTTACTCTTGCAAAATATGTAAATTATAGAGACGCCAATTCTAACATGTTAAAAATTATACCCCCTGCTGGCCCTAGTAATAATAATGCTCAAGCTTCATTAGCTGGATTCATGGGAAGTAATGGTATGGCAATGGATGGTACTGGGTACAATCTATTCTATTCATTTAATCCAACACAAATATTCCCAAGTCCAAGTTCTTCGCCAGCTGAAACTTCATCTTCTTTCTTATGGGTTTACCAAACTATTAAATCTGTAGGTAGTAGACAATTGTTAATATACCTTGATACTACAAATGGTACTTCAGTTAATTTTGTAGATATTACTTATACAGGTTTAGCTACATGGATAAATGAGAAGTTATTAACACCAACCACTGGACCTTCACCTGGAAATCCTTTTTCTTCAGCTGATAACCCCGCCATCATTGACGTTACTTTATCAGAATTTAATACTATATACGGCTACACTTGGAAGTTAGATGGGGTTTCTGGAACAAACAGTTTTAACATTAAAACTCTAGGTATAAACTTTAACCCTAATAATTTAGTATATCATTATTTAAATTTTGATGATTCACCTGCACGTAACCCAAATAAACAAGTAAATACAGCGTTGTCAGCTGCCACAAATACATCATGGAAGTGTTACTTTCTTACGTGTAGTGACGGGACAACATCATGTGGTCTTGCTCCACCTCCAACTCCTGGCGCCCCTGAGCTAACGTTAGGAACGTATACTTTTACTAATAATGAATATAATTATCAAATAATTCTCGAAGAAGTACCTAGTCATGGCGTTAAGCAAATTAGAGTAATTAACCAAAATACCAACAGCAATTCGACATATTATATTATTGACAACAGAAATGGGACTTTTGATTTGATTGGTAGACCAGTAGATCTTGCTACACCACCTCCGCAGGAAGGTTCACGTGTAACTAGTAATGGTGGCACATATACCAGAGATTCAATGACTCTTGATATCGAGGATTTTGGGATTAGACTTGAGGTAAATTAGTCCGTAACACGAAATCAAATAATAATATATATTAAATGTTAAAGATTTTAAAAAAGTTTCCAAAATTGAAACTCATAGGTAAGGGGGTGAATGGGAAGGTTTACAGTATAAGTAACACGAAGGTTTTGAAGGTGGCAAAAGGTACATCAAGGGATGAGTACAACGCTTTGAAGAAGCTCTCTTCAGTGAATCATGTCCCGAAAGTGAAAAGTGGGTCATTTTTCACTAACAAGATTAAGAATGTGAGTGGATTTATAATGAATAAGCTTCCGAGTAACGCAATTTCACTCAAAAAGTTTCATGAGTTGTACGGTACCAAAGGGGATCCTCACGAAAAGAAACTTTTGGAGAACGCGGTGAAGAAGATTCACAACAGGGGTATAAGTCACGGGAATCTCCATACAGGTAATATAATTGTTAGTCACAAGGGGTCTAAAATTACCAAGATATGGATTATTGACTTTGGGAGGTCAATTCTGTTACCAAATGGTAAGTCTGAAAAATCAGTGTACGCAAAATTACCAAGGGTCCATGGATACTCACCGTCTTACGGGAAGTTGTATGGAAGAAATAATGCACCATCCAGACCAAACTTTTCAATGATTTAAATATTTAATTATAATAACTAATAATGGAAAATTTCACAGTGGTGGTTGCAAAGTACAAAGAGGATGTATCATGGTCAAAGTGTTTTGAAGGTAATTTAAAGATTTATAACAAGGGTCCTGATGGAGATATTCCTAATGTGGGTAGGGAAGGAGAGACTTTCTTGAGGTATATAATAGAGCATTATGATAATTTACCTGAAGTTGTTGTCTTTTTACAGGGTGACCCATTTGGACACATGCCACCAGACGTTAATAAGAATACTATATGCGACAAGATAAAATCAAAACGGTTTGATAACCCAAATTGGAAGATAGAACCGTGTTTCGGTATATGGTTACAAGAACAAATTTTCCAGAACACTGGCTTATTGTGTTATGAATATTACAAGTACTTTTTCGGAAAGGAATATGATGGAACTATTAATTATATTACCGGATGCCAATATTATATTCGCAGAAATGCTATACTTCAAAATCCCAAAGAGTTATATGAGAAGTTACAAAGAATGCTTGTAAAAGGTTCTGAAAAGTATGAGAATAATCATAATCAAGCACATGCGGGTCCGAATAGTTTTGATGATACTCTTATAAGTGGGTGGACACTGGAGAGGCTGTGGTATTATTTTTTTGTTTAGGATTGTGCTAGTTCCTTGATGAACAACGTATAATGTTTATATTTTTTTTTGGTTAGAATTATCAGTATCCGCATTAACCCAAGTGCCAGTTCCGTGATGAACAACGTATATACCCCCCTTATGTTTATAGTTTTTTTCGTCTAAGGTTATAATACGATCTGGGTTTTCATTTTCTGCTTCTTTAAGAAGTTCTGGACCAGTAGCAGATATTACGTGTATACCTGGGCTTGTTTTTGTCATGAGTTTGTCGAAAACCTTCTTCCATATATCAATTTTAGGAGCGCTTATAATGAGTGCATTTTCAGATGAGGCTTTGTAAATTTTATCATCTTGTGGAATTTGATCCCAGAAATTTTTGATACATTCACAATCCATATCTGCATAAATACCACCATAATGATAAAGGATGAAGTATCTCACGGAATCAAATCGTTTTATATCAAAGTCGTATCCAATGTATGTAGGATAAAACCATTCATACTCCGTTTTTATAAAATTATCAAGGTCTTCATCTGTCCACATTCTATATTCAAAATCCGGAAATTTTTCCTTCCAAGTTTTTTGACACTTTTCCCACATGTCATGCCATTTTTTCTTATCAGCTGGTGCAGTCTGGTGAATTATTTTAGGTATTGTTTCAAGAGTATTCGTATTGGCCATAAATATAATTAAAATTGCAATCAACAATACTATAATAGTCAATATCATTTTAATATACCTAGACTTTTTTTAACTGCAAATGTACAATTATTATCAAGTGACGGATCAGATGAGCATCCTTTATCTAGTTTAACTGCATGTGGTGGGTTTTTAACCAAGCTTTCTTGCAAATCCAAGTCAGTACTTAGAACTTTACCTGCAAACATATGTGCTGAACCATAATCCTCACAACATTTTTTAGGTACTTTCGACCATTCTTCACTAAACTGTTTATTTTCGTCAACTAATTTTTTAAATAAAATATCAGTTGCATGGTACCCATAATCTATATTATTGTCTTTCCAATAATTATCGATTTCCTCTCTCCATGTTTTTATTATATAACTTCCTGGATAACTTAATATAAACCATATGGCACCATATTTACAATTTTCCCAACCATGATACATCCAGAACCTAGAGGGGTTTACTGCATTTTTGTACCAGTTATCAAGTGGTTCAGTACATAACATAGTTGAGTCTGCCCATACACCTCCTATTTCATCAAGTATTCTCAGTCGTATTACATCTGCCTTATCTTGATATGTATCACCTTCAATACTCACTGGACAATTTTTTTCATCTATGCAAATTACTTCCCATTCTGGATTATGAAGTTTCCATGATTCCTTTACATTTTGTTGAAGCCATGGAGCCTCATCCCAACCTTGGAGCCACAGTATCCATATTTTTTTTGGAAACTTGTCAGTATAAGTCGCCTTATTTGTACATAACAATAGCATCAGAATAAATAATATAGATATGATAATTATCATATACATTTAATATATGCTAATATTAAATGTATACGCTCTCTACTTTGAGTATATTTTTAAATGAGGGTATGAACTTTAAAGAGTGGATTGATCATTATTTGTGGCAAGGTGTAGAACATTTCTATTTGATTGATAATGGGTCCACAGATAATTATAAGGAGATAATAGAGCCTTATATGAAATATATAACGTTGTATGACAGGCCTGAAAGGAATTCTCAGGCTAAACATTACAATGAGATTTTTTTAAAAATTAAAAATGATACAAAATGGTTATTTGTTTGTGATTTAGACGAATTTCTTTTTAATGTTGACGCTGATAAAACGCTTTTAGACTATTTAGCTGACAAGGATGAATACTGTGCAATTTCTACACATATGAGAATGTTTGGTTCACGAGATGAATATGAACACCCGGAAAGCATACGTCTAGCCTTTTTCGATCGAGACAAGGAATTACATGATAATGGTAAATCTATAGTAAAATGCTCTAAAGTAGTGAATTTGGATATACACTTTCATTCATACGTTGAAAATTGTAATATATTAACTGATAATGATAATATTCATCTTAATCATTATTTCTTACAGTCAAAAGAGTATTTTGACAAAATAAAGAAAACAAGGGGCGATGCCGTACAGAAAGCATCTGACAACGTAAGAAATGACGAATATTTTAAACGTAGAGATTATAGAGATGTGAAGGATTATTTTTTACGCGATTTACTTCAAAATAGATCTAATTTTATATCTGAGGATTCGGATTCTACTGAAATAGTTAGACCGAGTGGTTTTAAATTATTGTATCTATTAATACCGATAATTTTATTTGTAATATATAAATGGTTGTGTTAATATTAATATTATTGTTAATAGCACTATTGTATTTTATTAATAACCATATTAGTAAGTTTAACGATAAGAAGGTTTTCTTGAACAGTTTATCGGGGTTGGGTGACAGAATATTGACTCTAATTGGTTTTATGACTGTGTGTAAGTACACTGGGTGTACACCTGTGTACCGTTTTTCATGTGTTTCGAGTGAATTTAGATGTTATGATGAAAGACTGATGAAAGTTACTGGAATAGAACTTCCAAACGATGGAGAAAACGAGTATACATCAAAAATAAATCACAATGGTAATCCGAATACAGTAAGTCCCCGAATTATTTATGAGTATTTAAAAACCAAGAAACCAGAAATAACTTATGAGGAAGTTTCTAAGGAGTTTGAGAGAGTCGCTCAGAAACAAATTGGGTTTTCGGAAATTATAACTTCTAAAATTCCAAATGGACTAAATACAGTATATGGAATACATTTACGAAAAAGTGACAAGATTGTAGACAATTTATCACTATCGGGGGGTATTAATACTACGAATAAAGACTTGGAGACTATTATAGAATGTTTAGTGAATGATATTGCTGAAATAATGAGTAAGGAGACAAACGTGAAGATTCTAGTTGTGAGCGAGAGTACAGAATGGAAGAAGGAGGTGGAGGGTATGATAAGTAAGCGTGGAAAGTGTGAATTTATACAATTGGATTATGGTGACCTTGAAAATGAATATACTGGGTTTAGTGCAGTTTTAGATTTAGCATGTCTATCAAAATGTAAGAAGATATTTAAAGGTTTAAATTATTCAGGTTTTACTATTTTAGCAGCAATATTAGGGAATGTGGAGTTGGT